GGGTCTGACCAAGCTGGCGCAGACCTTCCAGCCCAGCCGCTCTGATATAATCGAGCAGCTGGTCAGCAAGGCCTTGAAGGAGAGCCAGAATGCTTGAGTTCCGCGACAAGCTGTCAGATGATGAGAAGAAGGCGCTCTCTAAACCGTCTCTCCTCGACACGACGGTGAGGGGAGACGCACAGCTCATGGCAGACTTGGAGAGAGAGAAGAGGCGCGACGACATCACGGAGGAAGACCTCCTCTCCTATATCGGTGGGCGGGACAAGTGGCGACGTGGCCTGTTGCGTGACCGCTATACCAAAGAATGGATGCCCGAAGAGGATATCGCGTATCGCATCGACTGCCAACAGATTGTCTTCTTTGTCGAGCTAGCGATGCTCGACAACGGTGGGGTCGTGAAGACCAGGATATCCAGGGAGGCTTCCAGACTCATCTGTTCTACCAGTCTCCGGGTCAAACCTGTAGATCTGCTCCATCTCATCGCCGACCATCCGCTCTACATGGAGGGCGACCCAATCCTGTATGACTCGGTCTCCAGCGTCATGCTCTCGGAGACAGACGACATCTTCTACTTTCTCATCGAGGTGATTGTCAAAGATATTCGATGCTCCATCGGCGGTCAGGTGCCGTCGAACGACATTGACTGGACGCACGACGTCATCGACCTAGACACGTCGGTGCTACGCGAGACAATCACTCGTGACGAGTACTACTCCCAGCTGGTCAAGGCAATCACCTACGGTTTGCGGTACATCATGCTTCGCGACGCACAGAAGACGCCTGTCGAGGTCGAGACCCGCAATTACGACGGCTCACGTATCAAGGGACCGTCTCACGGGCGCACATATATCCCTCAAAAGTACGTCTCACTGACCAAGGAGTACATAAGGGCCCGCAAGGACTACGAGACCGGTGCCCGGGGTGGGCTCGACCGTTACGGCAAGCATCTCAAGTCTGTCGAGATAGCCGGGTTCGTCAGGATGCAAGCCTACGGCGAGGGGCACAAGCTAAGGCGGCCACAGTTCATCCCCGGATTTGCATCGAGCAGATGGGAGAGCGACGGAATCAGAATCATCAATGTAAAACCTTAGCCAGTAGCCCCCTTTGCCGGAATGCCTTTTGTGGGATACAATTAGTTCGAATGACTAACAAACAAAGGCGGGAGAAGAGAAAGGCTCGAAAAGAGAAGCGCAAGTTCCTCCTCGTAGAGGATGCGGAACACACGCGGGACTCCCTGTGCCTTACCGTCCGCCAGCGCAAGGTCTTCAACATGCGTCTCGGACTCAAGGACGACTCTCCACCAAGGGTAACCGACGGAGAGACCTTCTCTATCCAGCAGATGTCGGCAAAACTCGACGTGTCCTACTGGACCATCGCGAGAGACATCACGAACATAAACAACATGTTGGATTCAATTGGTTCCGTGTTCAGGATTTAGACCGATGCAAAAAGGTTACAAAAAGGCTGCAAGATCATTACAACACATTCTTCTCTCCCTGTAGTACCTTCTCCATAACGGAGGAGAAACATGAAGCGTTTCAAATTTTCCACTGAAGTGCTGGCGGCACTGTCTACCGTCGTGATGGTCGTGCTTATCGACATCATCGGCGGAGCCACGTTTGCCGACATCATCTTTGACGCCCAGAAAGGATTGCTTATCGCAGTAATCTTCGACATCACTTGGGACTTCTGGGACAAGTTCGGGGACAAGGACACGAGGGACAAGACCTTATCGTGGAAAGGTGTGGCATGGACCGTGCTCGGCATCGGCGCATGCCTGACGTTCGGCGCGTTCCTTTGGACGCTCGACCCGACGCTCACCCTTGTCTATCTCGGCCTCACGGTCCTGCTCGCAGCCGGATCCATCGCCGTTTTCTTTTTGGTCTATCTTCCGGCAGTGATGAAGACCATTGACCATGAATGGCTGCTGCGCCGCCGGTTTCTCAAGCGCCTTGTCGAGGCTGTGCGAGGAGGAAGAGCAGAAGACGTCATCGGAATCCTTGGTAAGGTATGCTCTTACCAGTGCGTGTCTGACGACTACCGCAAAGGGCCTGACGTTGCTCGCCCGACTTTTGATGAAAAGGGCCGGACTTTGAGCCAGCTCGAGAAGAGCAAGGACACCGCAGACAAGCTTACCGCCAAGGCGGTCAGGGCGACACTCACCACCATCGCACAGAGGCTTGTCCAGACCGGGTACAGCGGCGAGGACATCGATGCGCACCTCAAGGCAATCGAGGACGGCGCGAAGGAGGACAAGTAACATGGACAAGAAATTCATCGCTTTGGCTTTGGTCGCAGGATTGGCAGCCGGTAACCTTGCGGCTTACAACTTCAGCGGATACATCATCCGACCGACGGTACCCAGCGACAGCACCGTCATCTACGAGAACGACGCGGCGAAAAAAATGGACAAGGCGGCAACTGCCATGCAGAAGGCCGCTTCCAGCGGAGGTTTCTCCGAAGCCGACCGTTCCGCAATCAACGAAGGCGTAAAGGCCGTAAAGGACGCGAAATCCAGCCCGCTTACCGCAGGCATCGGGTTCGGCGTGCTCGGCAACGTGAATGGCGACCTCGGCGTCAACGCATACCTGACCCTCGACAAGGGCAAGCTTGGACTGATCAGCTCCATCGGCTATATCCCTCTGGAGAAAGACATGGAGTGGGACAACGGCAAGCTCACCTATTCGGTCGGGCTCGTATACAGGTTCAGTCTCTGATCATCCCTTGCATTCCCGTGCATGGCGGTGCATGGGTGCGAGGGATGGCGACTCGGCACACCTCCTTTGAACCATATGCCGGAGAGCCGCCACTCTCCGGCTTTCCCTTCACAGGAAAGGAAGACTTATGAAGCGTGTCATCCAAAAGAGAATCATTTGGATCATCCTACAGGTGGTCATCACCCTCGCATTGCCGAATCATGGATGGGGAGACAGCCCTACCGGAGATTTTCTCGCGAAACATGACATGGTGCAAAAGGTGGTGCTGAATGGACGATAGCAGGTTCGACGACTACAAGGCGCTGGCTCGGGATGCCGACAGGACGCACTTGAACGTACATGCTGTTGTCATCATCGCCATCCTGCTTTTCTTCGTGCTTGGCGTGCTGTTTCTTATCCGCCCATATGCAGCGCAACCTGCTAGTAAAGAAACAGCCGTAGTCCAAGAGCCACCACGTGAGCCACAAGCGCAACCGTCTCCCGTGACTGAGCCTCCGCGGCTACCAAAATTGTCAGACGACGAGCGCAGGGAGTTAAACGAGCTTCGGTCTGACAAGGCAAACCTGCTCGTAAGGCAACGTGAGCTTGAGACAAAGATAGGGGAGCTTGAGCAGTCGGTAGCGGAGAAGGAGGCTACGATAACATCCAAGGACTCCATCGTGAAGGCGTGGGAATCGGACTATGCGTATCTGTCAGGACAGTACAACCTTGTGGCAGGGCTATACAACAACAGCGAACAGTACGCATCTGAACTGGCATGGGAACAGTCGGTGCACTTGTCCATCGGATGTTTCGCGTCCATGCCAATAGCGAGACCTGAAGACGGCTCTGCCACTGTATTCCTTGGAGTGGGGCCGAGCAACTGGAAGGTCATCGCAGGCGTCGGCTACTCGATCGGCGGCGACGTCACTGTGTCGGCAGGCTTCGAGTACCGGTTCGGAAGGTTCAAGCGCGATACCGTCCCTCTGGCGGAGGCGGCGCAACCAGCGCCAACCCCGGCACAGACGGAATGAGAGTTCATGGCGCCAACAAGCGGCGCCATGACCTGACAAAAAGCCGGATTGACCACATTTTGCCCACGGTTATGGCTCGGTTCGCGGAAACATAAAAATAAACCATTGAACAAAAATGTGATGCCTATACATCATAACTCATTTCGTGAGATGTAGTTAAAATTACATAAAAATGAATTGCTGAACAATAACGACAACGTGTGATGCATATCTCCGATATGTCCTATCAATATAATCAATCTCTATATATCGTAAAGAATAAAGTAGCTAAATCAGACCGATTCAGCCCCCTCTTGACCACATTTTGACCACGAAAAAGCAGGATTGTGGTCAATCGTGTCCACAAGGGCGTCCTGCATCCGTTCCGTCACATGCGCATAGATGTCCATCGTCACACTGATCGTCTTGTGCCCCAGACGTTGCTGTACCGCCTTCGGAGGAACGCCGGATTCCAGCAGTAGGGTGGCATGCGTGTGGCGCAACGTATGGGCGTCGAAGCCTATTCCCGTCTCCTTTGAAAGCTTCCCGAAGGCGACATGCACGGAATGATACTTCACGACGGACCCGTTCTTCCTGCGGACGACGTTTGCGTATGTCCGCTTGCCCGCAACGTCTCCCTTGTACGCCTGTACCAGCGTGTCGCCCTCTACCCCGACCGTGTAGTAGTAGCCGTATGCAAGCTCGTCCTGCCGCTGTGCCTGCCGGAGCTTGTACAGATAGGAATGCAGCGTCTCGCCCATGCGGATCGAGCGCGCTGAATCGTCCTTCGGCGGACCGAACTTGTCGATGTAAATACGTCTTCTGACATGTATCGTGTCAGTGTCAAAATCCACGTCTTCCCACCGCAGCGCTATAATCTCCCCGATCCGCATCCCTGTATGCCATCCTATTGCCAGCACTGGCTTGTACGTGTCAGGACATGCCTCGAAAAGCCTCTGGAAATCCTCGTACGTGATTGCATGCCTTACGTTCACCTCCTTCACGTAGCCCTTGGGGATCGCGAGCGCCGACTTGTACCAGTTATCGATGAGCCCAAGGCGTTCAGCCGACGACATGGCCGAAGACAAGACCACGGTGACAAATTTGATGTACTTGCGGGAAAGGCCGGTGTCGCAGAGCGAAGTGACGAACTCCGAAAGGACAATCCTGGACAAGGATGCCAGCCTGTACCTCCCAAGCACGGGAATGATCCGCCTCCTCGCCGCATCCCTGTATCTTATGAAGGTTGATGCCGCACAGCCGGTCTTGACGGTCGTCTCCAGCCATCTGTGCATCCAGTCCGCCAGCGACATGCCGGACGGCTCAGACACCTCACCGCCACGGTTGTATTTCGCCAAGGCGGCGTTTCCCGCCTTCATCGCCTCCGTCTTCGTCCGGAATCCGGACTTTGAGTGCTGCTTCCTCTTGCCGTCCACCGTGGCGAGGTCGAAACGGTATTCCCAATATGTGCCACGTCTTCTCGCTGTCACTCCTGCCATGACAAAACCTCCTTCAATTGACAATCGGGAAAAAGATGATTAAAGTAAAACCGAAGTTGACTTGAGTGGAACAAAGCTGGGCTGGCCGTGCCAGTAAGCCGAAAGGTGAGATGCCCTTGCTCCTGGGGTCAACTTATTTTTGTTTCAAAGACGCAATCTTTGCCGTTTGTTATTCCGGCAATCACCCAGGTAATAAGTTCTTTTGAGTACTTGTATAGAATTTGTTTTCCATTTTCTACTCCCTTACGCCGGTTCCCCGTGTATCCATCCGACCACCTTCCCAAGGATAGTAACGATGTCGGAATCCACCGTCTGCGGCGGATAGTCCGGATTGGCCGATATGATGGTGACCTTCGAGGTCGCTCGATTGAATGCGATACGCTTCACAAGCACGTCCCCGCCTAATGTAATGACATAGATTCCTTCACCCACAACAAGCCCGCGCTGGAAGACCACGATATCCCCTGACAATATGTGCGCACCCGTCATGGAGTCGCCTCTCACCTCTGACGCCACAAGCTTGCTCCTGTCAGTCACTCCATGAAGCATGGGGGCGAGCACATCTATCTCCTTCACCTCTATGCACTCGTCAGGGAGATACTCCTGTCCGGGACCTGCGGAAAGCGTCTGGGAAAGAAAAGGGATAGTAAGGATAGCCTTCTGCTTATCATAAGAAGGTATCGGGACGTCAAATCCGGCAAGCCATCCTGGATCAACTTTTAAAGCAGAAGCAAGAGCATAGATCCCTTGCTGTTTTGGAAGGTACCTTCCTGCGATATAGGAAGAAATCGCTCCCTTTGTGATACCCGTTTTCTCTACAAGCTCCTTCTGGGTAATCATCTCCTTGCGCATAGACTCAAGTAACCTCTCGCGAAACAACCTTGCTTTATCTTCCATGACGTTCTCCGTATCGGAATTATAAAATTATGGTTTATAAAAATCAACAAAATGTTTAGAAAGTTGAAATTCAAGGTTGACAGGAACGATTAGTTCGTGTAGTTTAGTTATGTAAACGATTGGAGGCAGCAATGGCATTCAACTATAGTAAGCTCCGAGGCAAGATTCGGGAGAAATGTACGACGGAAAAGGGGTTTGCCCATGAAATGGGCATGTCACGCACAACCTTATCCTCCCGCCTGTCTTGCAAGACGGACTGGACGTTGCCGGAAATGCAGAAGGCATGTGCCGTCTTGGACATCCCGGATTCTCAAGTGTCAGAATATTTTTTTACCAACAGAGTTTAGATTTGTAAACTCTCAGAGGAGACCTTATGGAATTCAAGTACGAGATAAAGCCTCAGAAAGACAATAGCGAACCTCCTGTAGTCTATACGATCCAAGAGCTTGCGGACGTGCTGAAGACCAGCAGAGCCTCCATCACGAAGCTCATCCATGCAGGCGTCCTCCACGGGCTGAAACTAGGCTCTATGAAGGTGCCTGCAAAGGAAGTGGAAAGGTTCTTGTCTGAGTACACGGGCAAGGATGTCACCGACCCTGAGAACATCGTTGACATATGAAAAGGGGCGCCTACGAGTAGCGCCCCAAGGAAGAACAAAATGCTTGATAGGCAATTTGTCCTGCAAGCAGTATCCCATCTTCCTTCATAAAAGTAAATACCCCGTTTGGGGCCAGATATAAAAATCCCCGCCTGGTGGTTCAGACGGGAAAAGGAGCTTGATATGAACTCTCTATCTAGACAAAAGTTACATGAAGAAAGCCGGGTAGTCAAGGGACTGCGGATTGCGGGCAGTTACGGCAAATACGCCTTGCTTTCCCTCATCACGGCCGCATATCTGGCGGCATGCTTCGAAGCGTTCACCATTGTGCGTATCGCCGTCATCGCAATGCTACCAATCACCATCCTCATAAGCCTGCATATCGCAGTGAGCGAGGAGGTGGACAGATGACAGGAAAGCCATCAGGACTTTCTGACGACGTATGGGCATCCATCATGCGTCCTTCTTCCGCACACCACTGCTACGAATGCAGACACTGCAAGCCAGTGCCTATGGAGCTACGCGCAAAAGGCAAGGCTCACAGCTACTGCGACTCTGACCGTCCAGTGATCACAAGCCGCGGGATGAAGATAAACGGGCTGTGGTACACGTTGGTCAGCGCTAAAAACGTGACCATGTGCAAGCACTTCGAGCCATCAAAGGAGAACAAATGACAAAGCTGGAACGCCAGACGCGCTATCTGCTCCTGATCGAGAAGTACGAGGGATCGGACACCGCCACGATCACGTGGCTATGGAGAGGAAGCGATGGAATCTCTCCGTCACAGGGCGTCAAGAGGCTCACTGATCTCAGGAATGCAGGATTTGTCAACTGGGCGCCAAAAATGGGATGGACGCTGACCGACAAGGGCAGAGAAGCGCTGAGATACGTAATCAGGAAGGAGGAGATATGACGACTACAGGATGCGTTATCCAGTTGCTGTCCGATTGGCAGCCTGGAACCGAGAAGTACGGATATGAAATCTGCGACGTCGTGAAGGCGCGCATGGCAGACGAGCATAAGCGGCCGCTTGAGTCAACCATTCTGCGGAGACTCCGCGAGCACGCTGCGGAATACGGAATCAAGACGGTAGGTGGAAGCGAAAGCCGATATCTGAAGGAGTCCGCTGATGTCAGTCATAAACATTGACAACCGGAAATCGTGGCTGGAAGAACGCAAGCACCACCTGCAAGCGTCAGAAGCGGCCGCGGTGCTCGGTTATTCGCCATGGATGACCGCCGACCAACTGTTCGACCTCAAGACCGGCCGTGTCGACGACAAGGACATCAGCGACGACCCGGTTGTCGCCAGAGGCATAGCGTCAGAACCGCTTATCCGCTCTCTTGTGCCGATAGACTTCCCGGGATACAAGGTCGCCGCATACCGCCAGTTCGACATCAGGACACCTGACGACCCATCCCTACGGTTCATGGGCGCAACCCTCGACGGCGAGCTTGTGGACAATGATGGCAATCCAGGAATCCTGGAGTGCAAGACCGGCTCGTTCACAGGGCAGAAGGACCTTGAGCGGAAAGGGTGGGCTGTGGACAGAATCCCAGACCACTACTATGCGCAGATCCTGCACCAGCTGGCTTGCTGGCCGGAAGCAAGGTTCGTGCTTGTAGCCGCCAGACTTACATGCGACTGGTTCCGCAAGGACGAGCCAGCGCGCATGCCGGTCGTCAAGACCTTGTACGTGCGTGCGAACCGCGACGAAGTCGAAAACGACATCGCATATCTCAAGGAAGAAGAGCGGAAGTTCTGGGGCTATGTGCTTCAGGACAAGCGTCCGCCACTCGTAATCAACACAAACATAAGGAGCTTCACATGAACGAGGAAATGACCGAAGAAATGAATCTGAAGGTCCCAGCATTGGACACAGACGTCACCAAGGGCGTCATCACAAGCAACCTGCGCATCGTCAGCATGCAGCTGAAGCACGCGCTTGAGCCCTACAAAGGCAAGCAGGTCACGCTGGCAAACTACAAGGACGCAAAGGCGTCAAGGGCAGACTTGAACAAGATCCGCAAGGCTTTCGAGCAACGGCGCATCTCCCTGCACAAGGACTATGAGCAGCCGTATGACTTGTGGCTCAAGGACTACAACGAGGTGCTTGCGGAGATCGACTCCGTATCGAAGGAGCTTGACGTCCAAATCAAGGCTGTCGAGCAACAGCTCGTAGAGGACAAGCGCAAGCAGGTCAAGGAGCTTATGGACGAGGCGCTTGGCAAGCAGGCGGACGGACCGTACTACAAGGCGCTTTGCCAGCTTTCGCAGTGCCAATGGTTCCGTCCGAAACAATGGGACAACGCCAGCTACAGCATGAGCGCAATCCAGCAGGACATCGACCGCCAGATAGGTGACTCCATCCAGGCAATCGAGCTCTGCTCGAAGAATCCTGCGCACAAAGCCGAGTTGTACGAGCGGTTCAAGCTTTATGGATCACTGTCAGATTTGCTCAGGTATGCATCAGAGATCGACGCGAGGGACAAGGCTGCCGCCGCGGAAATCCCCGGACAGCAGAGCCTTCCGGTAGCGCAAAGCCAGCCGGAAGTGCCAGTCGATGCCACCGCCCAAAAGCAGGTCTCGAACCCCGACCCGAACGACCCGGGCTTTGAGTTCGACCCGATGACCGTGCACATCCGCAAGCCATCGGGAGACAAGCAGAAGATGGTGTGCCTCTTCAGCGCCGAGTTCAAGTGCCCGGCTTACGTGATGAAGTCCATACAGGACCACCTGCGCAAAGCAGGAGGCGACCTGAAAGTGCTCAAATTCGTGGCGGTCAAGGCCAACTAAAAGGAGGAAATTATGGAAAACAGCTTGATGAACAGACAGGACAACGGGATGGCGCAGCAGATGATGCCAAGCGCCATGGCGACTCAGACAATGAACAGCGCGCAGTTGGCGACCAACGCAAGGGAGATTGCGCGAATCCAGGGCGAGATCTTCATGGCGAAGCAGTTCCCGCGGAATTACCAGCAGGCGCTGGTGAACATCCAGGCGGTGTGTTCGAGGCCAAGTCTCGCAAATGCGGCCGTCTACCAGTACGCGAAGGGAGGGACGCAGGTCTATGGCCCGAGCATCAGGCTTGCGGAGCAGCTTGCCCGTTGCTGGGGAAACGTCAGGTCCGGTTGGGAGACCCTGGAGGACCTGCCCGACCATTGCGTCGTGAGGACCTATGCCTACGACGTCGAGACCAACGTGCAGGCCGAGCGCATCTTCACGGTGCCGATGGTTCGCCACACCCGGCAGGGAGACGTGAAGCTCACCGATCCGAGGGACCGCTACGAGATGTGCGCGAACCAGGCCGCGAGACGACTGCGGGCCTGCATCCTCGAGGTCCTTCCGGTAGACATCGTCGACTATGCGGTCGACCAGTGCAAGCAGACTATCGAGAGTAATGTGAAGATCACCCCGGAGACCGGCACGCAGATGGTCAATGCCTTTCAGAAGTTTGGAGTAAACAAAGCGCAGATCGAGGCGCTCATCCAGCGACATCTGGACGCGCTGGACGCTAGGTCCTACCTCCGGCTGCAGACCATCTGGACGAGCTTGTCCGACGGAACGGGGAAGCCTGACGACTTCTTCGACATGTCGATCGTCGATGAGAAGCCGAAAGCAGAGAGCACACCGCAGGAGAAGCCTCGTCAGTCGCTCAGACACCGCGCCCAGCCGAAGGCCGAAGTTCCTGAAGCCAAACCGCAACCGGCTCCCGCGAAGGAGGAACCCGCACCACAGCAGGAACCGAAACAGGATACGGAAAACATCGAGTATTTCGAAGGCGACCGGCTTCCGGGAGAGGCTGATGGCGACCCGATGGACAGCTTCGGGTTCTGAGATATAAATGCTGCGCTTTGAGTTCAAGGAAGAAGCTATAGCCTATGGACGGATGATTCCCGTCCATATGGGACGCTTCACGAAGATGGTCAAGCCGCCGAAGCAACGCGCCTACCAGGAAGCGGTGCAGCGCCAGTCGTTCGACCAGTACCACGCCCAGAGGGGGGCTGGCGCCCCTCTTCTGGATGGGGCTCTCGTCCTTTCCGTAAGGGTCTACAAGGCCATACCGAAGAGCTGGAGCAGGAAGAAGGCCGCTCTGGCTGCGGACGGACTGCTGAGACCTACGGTCAAGCCGGACATGGACAACTACATCAAGCTTGTCCTCGACGGCATGACCGGGGTGGTCTGGGTGGACGACGCGCAGGTGGTCGGCTACGAGCGCACCGGGAAGTTCTATACGCCAGGAAAGCCAAGAACAGAGGTGCGGATATGGACCATGGAAGAGCTCATAGCGCAGCGGCAAGCAAAAGGAGAAAGACAATGAAGTGCACATGCAACGAGTGCGCGAAATACACAGGCGGCTGGTGCCGGTACAAGGGAGTGGTAGACCCGGCAGCGGTCAAAGCGGACCGCAGGAGCAGGCTCTGCAAGCCGGTTCCCAAAAGTGCGGAAACAATGACCGATTTCGGACAAATCGCGCCTAACGACGCGGTGCAATCAATGAGATATGGAAGGCAGTACAAGAGGAGCAGGTGAGATGGTGGAACAGAAGTCGCACAACACATTCTCGATCCAAGGACGCGTCGTAGGTGTCCCTGGCGTCAGGATGGCAAAACAGGGGGACGGAGGGTATGTTGACGTTACCCTCAATGTCATCGGAAAGATTTGGGACGCCAACATGAGGACGTTCATCCCATCTACGGAGAAGGTTCCGATATCGTTCTACAGCAAAACGCCAAGCGAGGACGCAGGACGACTAAAGAGTGGTTACGCCGTAATCGTAGACGGACATGTCATAGGACGCTCATACACCGACAGCCAAGGCGGCAAGAGGCTCGCCGCAGACCTGAGGGTGGACAACGTCGACATAATAGAGCCTTTACTTGGCAGCGGAGCGTCCTTGAACGCACCGGGGAAACCATCGCTACAGGCAGGATATCAGGCGCAACAGACGGAAGCTCCGATAGAGCAATTCGACGACGACCAGATACCATTTTGATATTAAATACGAATATATCGAGCCTAAAAAGGAATAATATAATGATACACAATACAAGAAAACCAAGGGATAAATCGATATACCGCAAAGAGGACAAGGCATGAGATACGCGAAAATATATGACCAGATGTGGCAGAATCCTGACTTCGTCGCGTTGTCGATGCAGGCGAAGCTCTGCTACACATACCTCTGCTCATGCTGTCACTGTAACCAGATCGGGTACTTCAGGATTCCGCTTGCCTACATGGCTGCGGATATGGGTATGACACCCACAGATGCAGCCAAAGTTGTCAAGGAACTCGAGTCGGCAGGGTTCGTGCGGTTCGACGCTGATACGAGCCGTATGCTCATCCGGTCGTATCTCAAATGGAATCCTCCTGACTCGATCAAGAATCTTAAGGCGATGGCGAAGGTGTTTGACCAGATGGAAGCCAGCGAGCTTGACCCGCTGTTTGTGAGCGTTGCAAACGAGATGGCTGAGCAGAGGGGCATGAGTCTGTTCAGTCAGGTATCCGAAAGGGCATCAAAAATCAAAGATAGCCCATCTATTGCTAATGCTATGCCCCATGTCATGCCCCATGTCATGCCCCATGTCATGCCCCAAAAGGAAGGCATGGCATGCAAGGAACAGGAACAGGAACAGGAACAGGAACAGGAACAGGAACAGGAACAGGAATATAGCTCACTTCGTTCGCTTGCGCCGAGCTGCGCCGAAAACGTCGCACCATCGGCACCGGCAACACCGCAACCTGACGATTCCCATGACGTCCTCCTCGCCTTGCCTTGCGCTGGAGGCAGGTCGTGGACAGTGACACGAGGCTACCTCGACGGTGTGCGGGACGCATACCCCGGCGTCGACCTCCTCGGCGAGTGCAGGAAGGCCAAGGTCTGGCTCGAGGCGAACCCGACTCGCAGAAAGACCATCCGTGGCATGAAGGCGTTCCTGGCCAACTGGTTCACTTATGCGCAGGACCGCCAAAGCCACACGGGAAAGCTCCGCGGCTCGTCGCTTCCCGACAGCGTGGTGCACACAGAGGACGCCTGGGCTGGGCAGAAGGGCGGGAAGGTGTCATTCGGGGGCGAGTCATGACCCCGGACATCTACAAGCTCTTCCCGGACCTCGATGCGAACGGGTACGACGGGAGCCCTGAAGCCGTCGCAAGACGCAAGGCCGAACGCGACGAGGAGCACCGCAGGCTGATGGCCGACTATTACGCGACCAAGACGCAGTCCATCCTGAATCGGCAGGTGCCGATGGAGAACCGGGGTGATTGCTTCGAGCGTTTCGACTGCGAGGACGACCCCGGACGCAAGGCGGTGCTCGACGCTTGCAGGCGGTTCGCTGCCAGCCCGGACGGCAAGACGCTGGTGATAATCGGCGGATGCGGCAGAGGCAAGACCCTGCTCGCGGTCTCCATCGCGAGGGCCTACCTGGAGACGCACATCGACGACGTGGACGCCGACAAGGGCATGGCGTACACGACCGAGCAGTCCCTGCTGGAGCGCTACGACAGGGCACGGAGCTACAAGAGCCTGGAGAGCACCGACGATGTCATGCGGTCCCTCGTCAGGGTGGAAATGCTCATCGTGGACGAGCTCGGAAAGCGTGCCACCGGGCGGGACGACATCAGCGTGCTCGAGGAGCTGGTCGACCATCGTGCGGGGGCCGTGACGACGGTCTTCCTGAGCAACCTCACCCCGGACGACTTCCGGGCGAGATACACCGGCGGTTTCATGAGCCGGGTGTCGGGTTGCTGCTATGCGTTGTCCGGCCACGACCACCGGCTCGGGAAGGGGGTTTGAGATGGATTTTGCAAACCGCATCGACGCAATGAACGAAAACATCGTCTCTGACGCACGAGAAGGCACCGCCAACGCATTTTGTTTGCTTGCGTGTGTATTTTCTTGTTCCGATGGAAACGAAGCGTTCTACGGCTGTTTTTGGAGGAGGAGTGAAGTATGAAGCGTGAGAAAGCCATCGTGATCGACCTGTTCTGCGGGGCGGGAGGCGAGTCACAGGGCATCCACTGGGCGATGGGAGACGGCGTGAGGCTGTTCGCGGTGAACCACTGGCAGCGGGCATGCGAGACCCATGCGGAGAACTTCCCCGGCGACGAGGTGCTGTGCCAGTCGATACAGGCGATCCAGCCACGTGACCTTGTGGGCAACCAGACCGTCGAGCTGCTGTGGGCGAGTCCCGAATGCACACACTTCTCGGTGGCAAGGGGTGGCAAGCCGATGGACGACCAGTCCAGATGCACCCCGTTCGACATCCTGCGCTGGCTGTCCGTACTGAGGGTCAAGCGGGTGATCATCGAGAACGTCCCGGAGTTCCAGACATGGGGGCCGCTCGGCGCGAACGGCAGGCCGTTGAAGTCAGGAATCGGACAATACTTCCGCACGTTCGTCTCCGCCCTCCAGTCAATGGGGTACAAGGTCGAGTGGCGCCTGCTGAACGCCGCCGACTACGGGTGCCCGACGACCCGCACAAGGTTCTTCCTCCAGGCGGTCAAGGGGAAGGAGATCGTCTGGCCTCTGACGACGAACAGCGAGCAACCTTCGATGTTCGAGAAGCCGTGGATTCCTGCCAGGGACATCATCGACTGGTCGCTTCCGTGTCCGCCGATCGAGGAGCGCAGGCATCCGCTCTGCGATGCGACGATGAAGCGCATCATGCAGGGGATAGAAAAGTTCTGGGGGGACAAGGCGGTTCCGTTTATAACACGTTACAACGGCGGAGATAACCGGAATCATCCGGTAGACAGTCCGATGCCGACTCTGGACACGTCGAACCGGTACGCCCTGATTGTCCCGTACTACGGGAACAGCGTTGCGGCGTCGGTGGAAAGGCCGCTTCCGACGGTCACCTGCAGAGACCGTTTCGCCCTTGTCAGAAGGCATGGCGCGTCCATCGGGTTCCGCATGTTCCAGCCGCACGAGCTGGCGAAGGCGCAGAGCTTCCCCGACGGATACCGGTTCACCGGCCCGAAGGCGGATGTCGTGAAGCAGATAGGCAACGCCGTCTGCCCGAAGATGGCGGAAGCGCTAGTGAGGTCTTGAGGATGGGGAGAAGGAAATGACCGGAGATACATACGAAAAAAGACAACAACATCAAAGGCGTGGCACAGACGAGCTTTCCCGTGCAGTGGACGCGGTGATGGAAGCCATACTGCGAATCGAGAACGCCGCCGAGACAGAAGCCTGGAACAACGGGCGGGAGACGGATCCAGTGGCGAAGGCAAACGGCGAGGGATACGTCAGGGGATTGCGGTTCTGCCTGATGCTCCTGGAAGAGGCGGACCCCATGTTCGGCGAGGAGATGTGCCTGCCAGGATGGGACGGTTGTGATGGAAGTTGACGGGCTTATGATGTGCGCCACGTGCTGGTGGTACAGGGAGCACAGGGAACTTGGATGGTGCGCGAACCCGTTGCTGGCGAGGCTGGAGCGCCCATATGGAAGCGTGGAAAGGACCGCATTCGACTCGTGCGCGCTATGGACGCGGAGAAGCCGGACGGATGCGGCAGGAAACAGATAGAAGACAAAGGAGACAAGGATGAAAGAGTTGAAGGTAAGGATGACATTCGTCGAGGAAGTCCTCGGGACCACCCCGGGAGACCCGCAGCTGCACGATACGTACATCGCGAGCAAGGCTCCTGACGCGAAAAGCAGGGATGAGGAGGTGGCGGCGCTTGGAGCCGAGGAGGTGATCGAGAGGGGCATGACTTGGTTCGCCCGCTCCGCCAACGGCAAGCCAATCATCTGGGACTACCAGATCCGGGGCTTCCTCAAGGAGTCGATCGGGGCGTTGAGGAAGGTGGAAGGCACGGCATGCTCGTCGATCAAGAACTACAAGAAGTTCGTGGACAACTACGTGTTCGTGACGCCACGGCAGGTGGAGATCGACATGCATGGAGGGAAGACAGGCGAGTGCCAGCGTCCGCTGAGGGCGCAGACGATGCAGGGCGAGCGTGTGTCCATCGCTCATTCGGAGACGTGCCCTGCCGGGAGCACCATCGACTTCACGGTCAGCGTGCTGCTTGACGACGCGAAGAGCATGCAGGCGGTAAGAGAGGCGCTGGACTACGCCCGGCTGAAAGGCATCGGGCAGTGGCGCAATTCCGGACGTGGAAGGGCGACATGGGAGGAAGTTCGGTAGGAGCGAAGGCAAAGCATAGCATGGTACTGCGAGTGCTACGCGAGGAATAGCATGGCTACGGCATTGCATTGCGAAGTACCGCGATGGCGAAGTTTAGTAAAGCGAGGCTGTGAAGTGCAAAGGCAAAGCCAAGCAAGGCGAGGCAACGGCAAGGCAATGAGATGCTTTTCAACGCAATGGCAGGGCTGGGAGCAGCAGAGCGTTGCAAAGGCAGAGAGGAGCGTAGCTTGGCAAGGCAATGGTACGCGAAGCAATGCGAACCGTAGCGCAGGCGAATGAATGAAAAGGATATTTTGAATGCAAGGAAGAGCAATGGTCTCCCTGATGGGAGAAAATGACAGGCTGGCGTGCGAGGCTCTCGCACGTGTAGCCGAGGCGGTACCGGCGAACGAGTACACCGCATACGTCAAATACGACGCGTACAGGCACGTTCTCGTGGCGTCCGGAGCGCACCGCATGATGACCTACTATGTCGGGGACAAGCCGACGTGGATGGGATTCCTCGGACAGAGGGACAGGCTCCTCTACTGGAGCAAGAACGACTTCTGGCCATCGAAAGTCAGCCCGGAGAAGTTTCCGCACCGTTGGTGGAAGTACTTCGTGCCCGATGGCAAGGAGACGCTGACGAAGCCGTGCAGTCTCGAGCTGCTTCCGGCATGGCTGGCACAAACTTACGACATCTTCGTCATGCCGGAGAATCTGGACGTGCTGAAAGGCATCTGGGACAAGAACGACTCTACGGTGTTCGTGAGCTTCCGTAGGGCGCACGACCCCGTACGGCTCCAGTGCGGGCCTTACGTGCGGTTCATCGTGACGCAGTGTCTCGACCCTGGCGGTTTCAATCCGTGCAGAGGGTTCCCTACAAGGAAGAAGCCGTGCGAGCTGTTCCAGGCCACACCGAGAATCGAGAAGGAAGGGGAGGAAGAGAAATGAAGGCTGTGGAAGAGGACAAGCAGGAGAAGCGGTACACGTGGAGGCACCGCTGTGCGGTTGACGACGAGTATCAGGTCTATGCGAAAAGCAGAAAGGATGCGCTTGACATCGCAATTTCCAGAATCGAGAACGGGGACTCTCCTGACGACTCGAGAGTCATTCAGGACTCGTGGACTCTGATGGAGGTGGAAGATGACTGACAAGGGAATGCCGGATTTCATGGAGCTGGTCGAGCAGATGCGCCGGGCGCAGAAGCAGTACTTCAGCGCATTGCGTGGCTCGATGGAGCAGAAGCACTGGTTGCTGGAAAGCAAGCGATTGGAAAACAAGGTGGATGCCGAGATAGTGAGATGCAAGCAGGGGCAGATGCAACTGCTGTAAGGAGGACAAAAATGAAATACAGGGTGAAGCGCGGAGGAAGGGAAATGAAATATTGGTACGTCGAGGTGCCTATCACGGAAGGCAAGTTCTGCAAGCGGTTCGACAGTCCCGAAGAGGCGGAAAAGGAAGCCGAACAGATACGCAATGGCGAGATGACGGAGCTCAAGGGGTACGGGACAGAGGTAGTCATATCCTCACGGAGCACACAGGTCGTGGTCCGGTCGGAGAAGACTGTAGACTGCACGGGCGTCGAGCTGGGGGTACAGGCGTGAGAGAGAATGCGAAACAGGAACCGTACATTGTGAGGGTGCCTATCAGAGGCATCATGAGCAGGACGTTCGACAGCTGGGAGAAAGCGAGAAAGGAGGTAGACCGCATCCAGACTGCAATGGATGTTCTACGGGAAGGAGGAGACAAAGAAATGATGATGCAGAGGGCAGACACAAACATCCCGACCTGCCGTTCATGCTTCTGGTTCTGCTACGAGCGGAACAATGTCGGCAAGTGCGGGAACTGGGAGAAGATGGCAGTCGACGGGATACAGAACCTGCCACACAGGTTCGCGACTGACTCGTGCGACGGATGGAGAAAGAGGAAGTCGCAATGAGAGCCATTTACGACCTGATGGAAAAGATTTTGTTCGTGGTGATTGTCGTATGCGGAATAATTGCGCTCATAACGTTGACGTCTGCCTTTGTGTTCTTTTTGGTAGAAACAATAATCGAAGTCGCAAACAATGGAATTAATGGAATTTGAGGAGGAGAACGAAATGGATGAAGCAAAAATTGAAGAGAAAGCAGAGAAGAGCCTGAAGAAGATGCACAAGGTCGTGCAATTCTTCTCGAGACTCGTAGAAGGAGAGGACGACACGCTCGTGAGGCTGGCGCTGTTGGATGCGTCCAGCAAGACCGTCGCCTGCATATACCGTATCGCAATCGAGCGGGCAAACATCTCGGAGTGCAGGAAAGACCGGCTCAAGAAGGGCTTCCTGAACGGCATCCACACCATCATGGAAGGGGACGGCATCGAAGCTCTCCTTGAAGAGGAGACGGAAAAATGAAGCGCAAAAAATGGTACAGGTACAAGAACAGCGAGACGGGGCATGTCATTCATAGTCCGATTCTACCTGAAGACATGACGTTCAGCGAGGGCGACACGTACTACGAGCTGGTTGGTCGCTCACGCTTGACACGGAAAGAGAGGAAGACGCTTCACGTCTACCGCTGTGGGGAGTATGTGGCGATGAGCATGGTGGACGGCATGGACCTTTACTTGGATCTGTTCGACGCAGGTGGCGAGTACGTCGACTCGATTCCGATGAAGATGACAAGGAGGTAAGCGAATGAGACTAGGAAAAGTACTGACATACAAGGACGTGGACGAGGCGAAGAGGCTGATAGGGAAGAGAGTTGTCGCTTCTGACATCCTTTACGGAGCTGAGAGTGACGAGGACTGGGGAGTACTGAAGGATGAGAAAATCTATCTCTCTAAAGTCATCGAAGGCAATCCGTTCCCATTCCGTGTATCGAATGGAACGGTATATCAGTTCATCCGGGAGGTTATCGATGGCGAACCCCGCTACGAGCCGTACGACCTGTCAGACCCGGCTGTGCGGGATTCTCTGAGGGGAAGGTGGATCATTTACACCAAAGGGGATGAATACACGACCGAAGAAGTCATTATCGTTGGCTTTGGCAAGCAGGGCAAGGATTACTGGAAGGTAATAATAGGCACTGGCGAGATCTCCGCAACCGAGCTATTAGAGTATTTCATCTTCGACGACGGCACCCCGTGCGGAAGGATGATGAACAGAGAGGATGAAAAATGACCGAACAAGAAATTGACAATGCAATCGCAATAATTGCGACGCACTACGGAGTGAAGGCGCAGTCGATGCAGGCGTGCGAGGAAGGAGGAGAGCTGATTGTTGCGGTCAGCAAGGCGGTGCGTTCGCCGAGTTTAGAGCACGTCAAAAATCTCGCGGAAGAGATAGCCGACGTACAGGTTATGTGCTCGCAACTTATGTGGCTCTACGGCATCTCGCTCGTGGAGGTCGGGGATATCATCGAGCGCAAGCTAAAGAGACAGCTGGAGAGAATTAAGGCGGAATCGAAATGCGAGTATGTGGTATGACGATGAAGGATAAATACAAGGCGGATAACTTCTTGTTTGATATCTCCGCTGCGGTAGACGCGGCAGTCGAGAGACTGAAAGACGCATATGGATTCTCTCAAAGACTCGGCATGGGAAAGCTGTATGTCTGCTTCTCTGGCGGGAAAGACAGTGAGTGTGTCTATTTGCTGTGCCGGAAGGCATTCGGTGAGCATGTGCATGAGTGCTGCGATTTCGTCTACAACATGACGGGTATAGACCCGCCGGAGCTTGTCTACTTCATTCGGGAATATTTCCCTGACGTCATCTTCAGTCGTAGCAAGACGACGATATGGGACTTGTGCGTGCAGAAGCGTATGCCTCCTACAAGAGTAGTGCGCTACTGCTGTAGCGAGCTGAAAGAACGAGGTGGCAAAGGCAGGTTCGTTGTAACTGGTGTCCGATGGGCGGAGAGCGTCAAGAGAAGGCTTAATCGTGGGATTTTTGAGTCGCATGGAGCAAAAAGCCCAAAAATCCTCAATGCGGACAACAGCGACGACCGCAGGACACTCGAACACTGTGTACCAAAGCAAAGATACATATGCAACCCGATAGTCGACTGGGGCACTGACGAGGTATGGCGGTTCATCATACAGGAGAACATGCCGTACTGTACGCTCTACGACGAAGGTTTCTCTCGGATGGGGTGCATCGGTTGCCCGATGAACAGCCCTGACAGCAAAAGGAAAGAGTTCGATCGTTGGCCGAAATACAAATCGCAGTGGATACGGACGTTTCAGCGAATGGTTGACAAGCGGAAGGCTGACGGTCTTCCGACTCAATGGAACACAGGCGACAATGTTTTTACATGGTGGATTAAACAATGAGGATAGACAAGTGTTGTGGACACTGTGACTGGTATATAGGAGGAGCGATTTCTGGTGGCTGCTTCTGCCCGGACGTGCCCGGACATGAGGAGTTATTTGGATTTGCGGTGCTCCCTACCGATGCTTGCGAGCACTTCTCGGACAGCATGAGCAGAGAGCTGAGCGACGACGACCTCGCCGAGGCCGACAGGCAGGCAAGGAAGATCAAGGAGGAAACGAGATGATGGACTGGATCATCCCTACGGTGTTTTTCGGGTTCGTAGGTTTGGCGCTCGTCGTCATGGTGTGGAAGGATTGAGGAACAGGAGGGAACGAAATGACTGGCAACAACATCAACGAGGCTGACAAGCTGCGGGAACTGAGGGCGGAGGCGCTTCTCGGACTCCGCATGGCGAGCGAGAAGACGGGAATCAGCGCGATGCGCATCTCGCAGATTGAATGCGGGATAGGAGACCCGCTTTCCAAGCCCGAGAAAGACCGGCTCGAGAAGGTCTATCTCGATGCCATCGAAGCGAGATGGGAACCGTACGTCATAAGGGTGCCGGTACGAGGACTCCTGAGCAAGACGTTCGACAACTGGGTGAAGGCGAGTAAGGAGGTAGACCGCATCCTGAGCGATCACCCGACGCTGGAACAGCTTGCCGAAGCAGGATACAAGTTCGAAAGCATGACGTTCCCGGGCGAGGCCACATGCAGACCGCAATGGATGGACTACGGAGAGGAGGAGATAAAAGGATGACGAAAAAAGAGTACCTGGCAATCGTGAGTACGACTCTTCACACGATTGAGACCGCGATGAATGCCGTAGACACCCCTATCGCATTCGCCCGTTCGCTAGGGATTGTAGTGGCAGACTTGTACCGTACTGCATTGGAGCAGAGGACTGATTATACGCACGTCAAGATTGCCGAGAAGAAAGCAGCCTACTACAAGGACATCAATACCGTGCTTGATTCGGGCGTCGGTAAATGGATTGTCGAACATGAAGAGGAGGAAAAGCAATGACACAAGAGGCCATCAACGACAAGTCCATCGGGAGCAGCGAGGAGCGGAATGGAAACGACTGAAGCCTAAAAGGAAGTGAAATCGGAGGGACACAAATGACACTGGAAATGACGAAAAACATGATGACGGACGCCGACTACAAGACTCGTTTCTGCGCGGAATACTGGCAAACCAAAATCCGGTACGACAAGCTCCACCGGATGCTCGTAAAGTGGGAAGCAGGCACGCTGGACTTCACCCCGACGTGCCCCAAGGAGTTGCTGACAGAGCAAGCAAGCTACATGGGCAACTATCTCAGGATTCTTGAGATCCGTGCCGAGATGGAAGGAGTGAACCTTTTCGAAGAGGAGGCAAAGAGATGAAGCTTGTATGGCTTATCGCGCTCACGATAGCTTGCGTTTCCTTCTCTTCCAGGCTCACCACCATAGAGAAGGCGCTGGATATCGAGAGACAGCCTTTGTCCGCATCGATTTCCGACGCATACCGCATCGTGGACGCCATCAGGAAGGGCACTGACGCAAAAGCGGTGGAATGATACGCCAGGACATGTGGCGATGCGCCATAAACGCATCGTTGCATGCTCTTGAATCAAATGTATAATCATATGTGGGCGATGTCAGCCCAAAGGAGTGTGCGACTATGAGAATGAACTTGAGGACGCTTGCGCTTGTAGCTGTGGCGTCACTGCCGTTACAGGCCATCTGCGCAAAGACCGAGTACACCATCGTCGAGGTCAAAGGGGTCTCTGGCGTGTCCGGCACCACGAAAATGGTCAAGGCCGTCAACGAGAAGCTCGCCGAAGGATGGAAGTGCCAAGGAGGAGTCACGTTCGAGCAGGGCGTGTTCCGCCAAGCAATGGTAAGGGAAACTAACTAATGACAATCGATGCGCTGAGGAAGGAGCTGGATAAAATCGCAAGATTCCGTAACGATACGGATTCAATCCCCGTATGCCTGCAAATCGGGAATGACAGGGATGGCGCATCCGGAAAGGCGGAAGCATCGGACGTTTCCATCAGCGACGGCGTATTGCGGATAACAGCCCCAACCCCCAGCGCGAAGACCCATGGACGGAAGGTCTCCTTCTTGTCCATAGTCACGGTAGTCCTCGCATACATCATCGTGTTCGGTCTCCTCTTGTCTTGCGCAGGAGGAGTGATCGTGCTTCTCTCAAAGGTTGCCCACGCTCTTGCAACGCTGTCCTGAAGAGATCAGAACCATGCCTGCCCGCAAAAATGTTTTCTCCATTCCTAGGTGTGTATCCTTTGGGAACACCAGTTTGTGTAATTTTGACACAAATGGGGAAGTCAAGGGCGCGCCCCGTCGGCATCAACCAGGCCGTCGGACAGTACCTATTAGTTAGTAAAGTGACAAGATAACTAATAATTAGTAAAGTGACAAACTTGCTAATGGTTTGTGGCGCCTAACTATGATTGCGTTGTTGAGCAGGTGTTAGGCAATGCTAACGTGATGGCTGCTTGCACGCTCAAAGGGCGTTGCGCTCTCAATCTGTGGAACTGCTCTTGCCATCCAGGAGCCGGACCAACCGCAAAAAACAAAAATAAATTTTCCCAAAATTTTTGCAAAAACTCTTGACTTTGTATGTGCTATAGCGTACAATATGAATGTAAAAAGAAAGGGAGCTAGAAGCTCCCAAATGAAGCAGCAAGGAGGAAGTTATGAAAAGAGTCATGGAGAACAAGAGATACAAGGAAGGCGTTCGTCGACACCGACCCCGATCCTGTCGTAAAGCCGCGGTAGCAGACCCATGCCACCATTAGGCTTGCCCCGTATGGGGTGCCTAAAAATAGCAAGTGTTGGTTGCGCCTGAATACGAGCAGGCGCAAGGGAATAAAAGAAGCAGCGCGGGACACCCGCGCAAAGGAAGAACAAAATGAAGGCAAAAGTTACAAGAACTTTCTTTTCATATGCCTTGTCAAAGGGCCGCGTTTTCTCTTGCGGGTATTGTGAAATTCCCGCAATGAAAATGAAATTAAACCCCGAAGTTTACAATTCCGGGGTTTACGGGTGGAATTATGATGGATACCGGATTGGAGAATATTGGATTCTATCCGGTTACCGGAATTATCCAGGTACCCCGATTCCAAGGGATCTCATTAAGGATTTCAATCGCAATGCGGCATCGTGTTCCGCTGAAGAGTTAGAAGAAGAACTTCACAAACTTTGCGAGGAAGCATTAAAGCAAAGGAGTAAAAAATGAAAGCAATTAAGACAAAAAAACAGATTCTTGAGGCGGTCAATGGGCTGACCGATAGCGCAATTGTGCGCAAGTACTACGCTTGCAAGACCAAGCAAGCGCTGCATAGGTTGTTCGAAGGAAAAGACAACCAAATTACGGTCGAAAACATCAAGCAGCACCTGCTTGATGAAACGGCCGTAAAGACGCTCAAAGAAGAGAAACATCTGGATGCCCTCAAGCGCATCCAGAGGCGCCAATATTGTGCGTCAATCGCAACAATATTGCCCGCAATTTTGGGTGTATGGTCGCCATCGTTCCGCTGCAAGAATGACAACTACACTCTTGGCGGAAATGTCAAAAAGCTTACCGCCACATGGAATTATGTGGATGGGGGACAGTATTCGAGGCGATGCAAATATTATAAAAAATTGTGGTACCTTGATATTTCCATTCCAGCAAGCATGCGCACGCATGAATTTACCGCGGATTACAGGAAGAACATCCTAAGAGATTGTGTTACCGGGCAAACTTGGAAGATGTCAGGGAAAGGAAGTTCGTTCACGCTGAACGAGATTGGTGGCTGCTTGCCGCTTGCGAACTGAGGAGGAACCCATGGAATTGATGTTGAATTGGCCAGACAAACCCCAGCCAGAAACCGGATTTGACAACATCCAGGATGCTAGAGACTATCAAGCGGCAAATGGTGGCTTGGTAATCTTTGACGATTCGGACAATTGTTACCGTGTGTACAGTCGTGACAACATGTCGGACCTCTTTGAGCAGGGATGGGGAGATATCTACAGCAAGGATGTTGTTGATGCTGCGTTTGCTCAAGCATTTGATGGCATCAGCATCGATGAATTCCACGACCTGTGCGAGGAGTACAGCGAACCGGAAGAAGATGATTGAGTGATATACTCAAGGGAATATGATATGTCTAATATTTTGATCGGAAACGTTATAGAGGATATCAGGTACAAATGTTGGAAGCTTACAGGCAATTACAGAGAAGGCAACTCAGCTATCGAACCCCTGGAATGGTATGTGTATACCGGTCGGATTCCAACGCATTTGTGGTGGAAGTTGAGCTACTTTCATGACAACCAGAAAAATGCAATCGCTAAGCATCTGGTAAATTGGCAGGCAAATTGCCAGACGCACGATGAGACAGTAAAGGCAATCAGCAGATATTTACAGAGAGCAAAAGACCACTATCCGCACATTGCAGACTAACGAACAACTTGAGGAACAAAAAATGAAATTAGCCGAATTTGAACAGATTCCGGATACGGATGAAAATGAGCTTACAATGCGTGAAAATGCATTAGAGGCTATAGAATCCACTGCATTATGCGCCCTTGTCGCGCTACATATGTGCGATACCGACCTGGTGACGGTCGACGTATATCCAGATGGAATAGTTGACATTGGCAGCGAGGAAAGCGATGAAACAATCTGGGCGCAAGCAGTCCCAAAAATTGGAATCATCAAGGACAGGTATCCAGGTTGCAACTGTGATTGGTGTAGTGATTGGAATACTGATTGCGGTCGTTATTGGTCTCACGATACCGCAAAGGGGCATATATGTCCCTGGTTCGAGGATGATGTGAATTTGTTCGAAGAGTACGACGGAGACAAGGATCTGTTCATCGCGGAAATGTACGGATCTCATGGCATCGAGGATGTTACCGCGATGCGTGACCAATTACGCAAAGCGGTATCCGCACTACCCCGCGGATATTTCGACGACGAGAAAAAAACAAGGAGAAAACCATGAAAGAGTTCAAATTTTCGGATTTTGTTGCAGCAGTTGAATCTGCATTGAAGCAGGATGGATGCGTTGTTGTTGACGATGTGGAATTGTACACATCGGAAGCCCTTGCCAAGGAGCAAGAGAACTGGGATGAGGAAGATGAGAACAAGGATGTTGACCTGTCTTACAGGAATTACTGGATTGATGGGGGAGAAAATGGGCTTGTTGGGTATTGGTGTGTAGATGATGCTGTAAAAGATATCGTGTGCAGATGAAACAAGAGGTGGAGGAAACCACCATATGGTTCGATTACGAAAGAATAAAAGAAGAGGATAAGATTATGTATACAAAAAAATTAAAGAATTTGAACGAAATCATCGATTTTTTGGGCTCTATTGATGCGGCTGCATATGTCCGAGACTATGCGGATGATGCGGGTTGGCAAAGTGTCAGCGCTGCACTCGAAGCATACAAACAGATCAAGGAGCATGCAAGTGAAGAAGAAATTGCATGTTTTGCTGATACAGAGTTGGCAATCATGCAGGAGGGTGGAAAATGTTGATTTCTGTCAAAAAAGTGGATGATAAGTTGCATGTTACATCACCATATAACTCCACTTTCGTCGCGAAGGCAAGGAAACTTGGAGGAAAATGGAAGGACAATGAGTGGGTATTTGACGTCTTGGCAGAGGAACCGTTAAAAGCCGCGCTGATTGACTGTTATGGGACCGACGGAAGCCCCGAGCAACAGATCGCATTGAAAATCAAAGCGAAAGGAGAACTTAGCGAATGGCGCGGAGCTGTTACGTTTGGGGGCATTCCTGTCGCAACAGCCTGGGGCCGTGATAGTGGCGCAGAAGTGTGCGATGGCGTGATTCTGTCTAGCGGGAAAATCACATCAGGCGGGTCTGTCGCGAATTGGCGCACCTATGTAGCAGATGGTTCTGAATTCATCCTTACGAGCATCCCAAAAAGTGTTTTCGAAAGGAAGGAAAGATGGGCTGAATATTGGGAGGCGGAAGAGATATACAAACCTAACCGGAAGGCACTGGAAGAGGAGTTGGCTGGGTTAGAAGCAAGAATTACGGAAATCAAAAAGGAGCTGGAGGCGCTGGATGCGTGAGGCGGAAAACACCACGATGCGTGACTATTACGCGCATGAGAAGGAGGAGGATGAGAAGTTTACCAAGCTCCTTGAGCCCCTTAGCTGGCCGGAAGACCAGCGAAGGCTGAAGTTGGAGGAACGACTTGCAGCGGATTATGGATGGGGGCCGAAAACGGAAGCGCTCTATGGTTGCACCATACAGATTCCCAAAGGGGTGGAAGTAGACGAGGAATACATAAAAGGAGACAAAGGGGGCATTGTCCCTATATGGGACCTGCGATGGAGGCGGGTCACAGCACAAAAGGCTACGCAACGCCTATACGAGGAGTTCCGTCTTGATCCGGATCAGCGGGCGATAGACGCCTGGAAGGAGGTTCCGGAGTGCGAGTTCTACCACGAGGCAATACTCCGCTTTTACGGAATATGGGAGAGAAAATACAGGAAACACTACCTGTATACCAGGGAGTCCTTTTACCGGGCATGCGACCACGTTAACAAGCAAATGGCGCAAAAGGATGGCGACAGCACTCCGAAACTGGTTCTGGCGTTCATTGGGATACTGGTCGGGATGTTCTTATTATAAGTCAATGGAGGAAGATGCTATGGCGACAGAAGCACAAAGAAGGGCGAGAAAAAAATGGAGTGAAAAATCACGTCAGGCATACACCATCTGGTTTCAGAAAAAGACCGATGGCGACGTGATAGCCATACTTGACAGCGTTGAGAATCGAACAGAATTCTTGCGCAAAGCGATATGCAGGGAAGCTCAAGCAGAAGGATTGCAGTATCCTGCCAAGGCGGCAGACACAGGCATCAGATTGAATGACCTTGAAGAGCGGCTCCACGAGTAGCGGATGCCTTTCATTCCAGGCGGTCTAGCACGGCCGCCTGTTTTTGTTTTTACATGAATCCGCCAGAGCGGAGGCGTCTCCTCGTGACGCGCATGCGTACACTCTTATTGCGCGCCTCATCCTTCTTCCGTGACGCCAGCATCCTCTCCAGCTCCTCCCAGTCCTCTTTACGGAACGTGTAGATGCCTTTGAGGTAGGCCATGGCGATATTGTACGTGTAGCAGTCAAGCGCCTCGTTGCGGTCGCGCACCTTCTCCCAGCTTCCCTTCCTCCTTCCTGCCGAGGGCGGTGTCCATCGTTCGGAGCACAGCTGGTGGAAATACTCGTCGGGCAGGTCGTTCGCGAATGTGGTGTAATGCGGCACATTGTGCGCGTCATTGTCGTCAAGCCGGAGCCAGCCGTATGCCATCAGCTTCATGTTCACTTCGTCGAACGACCAATACCGGGCGGGAACCGCATTCGCGTCATTACGGCCAAGGACACGCGCCTGTTTGGGCGAAGGCACCAGGGAATCGCTCTTGTATTCTCCGTGAATAGGATAGAACGGGTAGCCCATATACCTTCCGTACATCATGTTGAGGGTCTCGGAGTTGTAGGACCGGTCAAGCGCGTTTGCAACGGCACGCATCATTGCGCCATCCTCGCGGATGTATTCCGCGTCAAGCACCTGCTGCTGGTATTCGTTCCACACGGAGCAGTCGGGGCTCTCCGTGTGCACGTTCTGGTCATCGGTATACAGCACGATATGGTCTATGATATGGCAACGGAGGTTCGGTCCCCAGCCCATTACCGTTACCTCCAGGCGGTCGCCCTGCACGTCGCCTGCCGTCGTGATTACCGACACCCAAGATGGAACCACACCCCGGTGGTAGTGGTTCGCCGGGTCCCTGGAGCGCTCCATGAGCTTGCGCCAGTCCGGCATGCGCGACGAGAAGTCGTACTCCATGGCGAGATGCGTGTTGTAGAAGGTTATCATCTTCGACTGGTTGTCAGACAATACGGCCTTGAGGTAGTCGGACACGATGGATTCCCAGCTCAGCCAGCCTACAGGCGAGTAGAGGGAAGAGAGGTGGTACGAGTGGGTCTTTGCCTGAGGGTTTTCCGCGATCCAGTGCGGGTTCTGCTCCCTCTCGTACATCCAGTATTTGTCGGAGTTCCGGATATGGCCCTTGCAGTGGGGGCATTCCATCCATACGGACGTCGGGATCTCGGGGGCCTCTTTGTCCACCGTCCAGCGCATGTAGTCCCATTCCAGGGTGAGATATTGTCCGCAATGGGGACACTTGAGCCAGTACCGGTATCTTGTGCCTGCCTTGTACATCGGCTCGATGATCCCGCCATTTACCGGAGTGGAAGACACCATGTGCTTTCCCTTGTCGCCGAACGTGTTTGTACGTTTCGCTATGAGGTCGGTCACGTCGCCTTCCTTGAGGACCTTGCCAGCGTCCGCCTCGTCGATGAACGTGATGCGGCAGGAGTGCGAGCGCATCTCTTTCGGGTTCGTGATGGAGCCGAAGACGATGAACCCGCCGGGGAACGTCTTGAAGGTGAGGTTGCTGGAGCGCTTGTCTCCCGAGACTCCGCCGACGAGGGAAGCGAGGTTCGGGTTGGCCTGGATCATCGGGTCGAACTTCGACTTGACGAACGTCTTTACGAGGTCGTCGGAGGAGAAGGCGAAAATCATCTGTGTCGGTACGGCGGCGATGTAGTAGCCCATTATGTCCAGCTCCGACTGGGTCTTCCCCAGCTGAGTGCCGAACTCAAGCACGACGTCTTGGACGGCGGACCATGGGGACATGTCCTCCAGCACCTGTCGGATGTATGGAGTGCGGTCGAGGCGTATGGGGCCGGGTTCGGAGTTGCCTACGGCGATGGAGAGGTTGTTCTCCGTCCACTCCGATATGCCGATGCGGGGAGTCGGGCGGAAGGCGCTGCCGAAAGCCTCGGAGAGCCATTCCAGGTCGCTCTTGTACTGCGTCACGCCGCTTGCTACGGCGGTTCCCAAAGGTCTACCCATGTCAGAGCCTGTTGCCTCCCTGCCTTGCGATGCACGACTTTACGGTCGAGTCCAGCCGACCGCCCGTGTCTGTCATCTCGTCGTGCACGGAACGGATTACCTCGTCGGTCGCCGACTCGAGGCACTTGCGTATCTCGGTTGCCCTGTCCGTCGGGGAAAGGTCGCTCTCCACGAGCGCGAGAATCTTGCTTGCGGTGCGGTCGGGCAGGGTGTTCAGGGCGGTCAGTATCTTCATGTAGGAGGCGTTGAGGAAGGCGAGCGCGTAGTCCCGCTTCACAAGCTCGGAGCGGTCGCGCGCGGCGGCGAGCTTCTGCCTGAACCCACGATATTTCTTCTCCCGCATCTCGACATCCATCTGCCCGGTCTCCGGGTCGATGCAGTCGGAGTCCGTCCAGTCGAGCTGGTCTATGGAGCCATCGGGCATGGCGAAGAGGGTTCCCGGTTCGATGTTGCCGGGCCTGCCGTCGCCTTCCGTATCTTCCGGGTCTTCCCTGTACGCCGTCCCTATCTCCGCAGGAGGGGATTTGAGTTTCGGGTCTGGCATCATCGCCTGCGCTTCCCTGTTGCGCTTCGCTATCCGCTTCTTGGTTTCTTCGGAACGCTTGTCCCTGACCATGAAGCTGGTCTGCGCGTTGAAGTCCTCGTATGTCATGGCGCGGATTTTCTTGACAGAGGTGCGCCAGCGCCTGCGTAAGAGCTTTGTCGAGCCGGGACGGTCGACGATGCAGCCACGCATCGCTTCGAACTCGTAGCACATCCTTCCGTCGCGTTCAAGACCCGCAGCGTCAGCCCATATGCGGAGCGTATCCGGGGTGATTCCCGTAAGCCTTGACCACTGGACAAGCTGCGTGGGTTGCCGTGCGCCCGTCATCGGGCGTCCTCTGGCTCGAACCGCGCGTCTATCTCGTAGAAGTGTCCGTTCGTCCTTGACAGTTTGGGCGCGATAAGGTCGCCCCCGTTGCTGAACCTGCATCCTTTCGCCCGGATGAAGCTCACAGCGGCCTGCATGGACGGGAACGTCTCTGGCGGATTGCCGGAAAATCCTGAAGAGTAGTACTCTGGAGCGCGCTCAATCTGCGTCTTCTCCTTGTCCTTGTAGCACATCACGAGGCAAGGCATCGGCCTTCCTTGTCCCGTCCCTCTCTGACGTCTCTTTCGAACAAGCATCAATGTATCAATCCTTTATAGGAATTGTATTCTGCTAAATCCTTATATGTCAACAAATAGAAAACGTTCCGATTTTAAGCAAAAAGTGTTTGCAACTCATTGTACGATAAGCATATGACCATCGCTGAACGCAAGGAACGGCTTGCCATAGTCCAAAAAGAGCTTGCTGAATACCGCGAGGCGCGCTCCTTCATCCTGAAGGGCGGGCAGTCTTACACCCTCAACGACCAGAACATGCAGCGCTCCGTGACGAATGCCGACCTGTCGGTGATCAACACGCAGATTCTAAGGCTGGAGCGCGAGGAACGCTCCCTGATATCGGCGATTTCCTCCGGCAGGCCCGGCGGCATATACAGGGTGGTGTAGCATGGCAAGCATATTCAATTCCGTGGCAAGGACTCCGGCGGCCCGCAGGTTCGCGAGAAGCTATCCGCTCGACGCCAACCAGAACGCGTCGATGGAACGCCAGGCGCAGTCGGAGGTCGTCTCCGCGCTGTACTACGAGACCAGCGTCGGCAAGGCCGTGGTGAACGCGGAGACCCGTCTGGTGATAGGGCAAGGGCTCCGCGTAGAGCCAGCGCCGGAGAACATCCCCGGCATCTCCATCGAAGACAGGCAGAAATTCGTGCGCGACGTGAACACCTTCTGGCGCATGTGGTGCAACTCCCCGGAGAGCGACTACTACGGGCGCAACACCTTCTACCAGCAACAGCAGATCGCCTTCCGTGAGGTGATATCCGCGGGCGACGTCCTTTCCCACATCGTGTTCGTGCAGGACGCTGACGGCAACGTGGGGCTCAAGCACCAGCTCATTAGCGGGCGCTATGTCAAGGCGCCGATGGGGGAACAGGACACCAAGAGCCAGACTGCTGGCGTGGTGTTCGACCCGGACACCGGCACGGAAAAGGGGTTCCTCATCGCGCAAACGGACGAGAACCGCTACGACGCATACACCTCCGTCGAGGTGTCGAAGAGAGACCCGGAAGGCCGTGACGTGTACCATCTCGTGCACATCGGCGACGTGACGCCGAACCAGGCGCGAGGCATCAGCATATTCAGCCCTGTAAAGGACTCCATCATCAATCTTACCGGCTTCATCGACGCCTACGTTGCGAAGGCGAAGGCGCAGGCTGTCTTCGCAATAGGCTTTACCCATGATTCGCCACTCGAAGGACAGAGCGCATTGGAAGCGGTAAAGGAAGCGAGCGACGATTTTCCGGGAGACGGCGGCGAAAGCACAAGCGGGTCTGTCGATTTCTCGCAGACCGGCGTGGTGTTCGACATGCCGATAGGGGAGAAGCCGGTCACCATCGAGAGCACAGCCCCTTCGCTTGCCTTCAGCGATTTCGTCGACGAGCTTTGCAAGATCATCTGCGCTGGCTGCGGCATTCCCGTAGAGGTGGCGTTCTCGTCATACAACAGCAACTACAGCGCAAGCCGGGCGACCATCAAGGATGCGGAGGCCGGACTGTCCATCATCCGCGAGGAGTTCGCAAGGCAGTATTGCCAGCCAGTCTACGAGGCTTTCGTGGACATCCTTGTGGCAGAAGGGCTCGTGTCCGCTCCCGGATATCTGGAAGACAGGCTCATGCGCAAGGCCTGGCTTTCTTCGACATGGACAGGGCCTACCGTGACAGACATCGACCCGCTCAAGGAAATCAACGCCCTCATTACCGCGCACAGCCACGGGCTTGTGTCCAAAGAACGCATCTGCAAGACGTTGTTCGGCACAGACTATGCGGAAGTGGCCGAAATCATACGGCAAGAGAAAGACCTTGAGAAGAGCCTCGGGCTTCAGGAAGAGGCTTCAGGCTCCAATCCTCAAGACGACAGCGATGCGGCAGAAAGCGAAAGGAAAGGAGAGGAATGATGGAAGGCGAAGACAGATACACCGACAAGATAGTGCTCGCATGCGACAGGGACAAGGAAGCGACCATCCTGAAGGAAGTCGTCGACTATGAGAAGAGCGCAAGGGATGGCGTCCGCGAGAACGACTTCTACTCGTTTTGGGGCGGAGTGCCGACGAAAGACGGGATCGCGATGCTGTCCGTCAACGACACGCTTTTCCGGCGCATGTACAAGCAGTTGTCGGCGCTTGTCGAGCAGCTTGAGGCAGACGATTCCGTGAAGGGAATCCTCTTTACGGTCGACTCTCCAGGCGGCATGTTCAGCGGCGCAATCCCGTGCGCGGAGATGCTGGCGACGCAGATAAGCAAGCCGCATGCGGTATATGTCGGAGGGCTTGCCTGTTCCGCCGCATATCTCCTATCCAGCGCCATCGCGGTAGGGGGAAGGCTCTTCGCGGACAAGAGCTCCATCATCGGCTCCATCGGCGTAGAGGTGTCATACCTCGACATGTCAGGCATGCTCGGGAAGATGGGCATCACCCGCCGCGTTTTCCATTCCGCGCATGCGGGGAAGAAGAACCTCTCCCCGGAGACCGACGAGGGCAAGGCGAACCTCCAGAAGGAGCTGGACGAGGACGAAGATTTGTTCATCGACTGCATCGCCAGATACAGAGGTACCAGCAAGGACGGCGTATACGAGAAGTTCGGGCAGGGTCTCACCTTCCACGCGGCGGAAGCCTTGGAGCGTGGCATGGTGGACCAGGTCTGCGACGGCATCGAGGACGCCTTCGATTATATCAGAGCCTCCGTGGAAGACGGAGGCGAGGAGGAACTCATGGACCTGAAGGACATGAAGACGGAAGATTTCCAGACCGCGCTGCAGGCGCGTCCCGACCTCAAAGCCTCCATCGTACAGGAGGCCGTACAGGCAGAACGCGCCCGTGTCGCCACGCTTGCAAGCTACAAGTCGCTGGCACAGTGCGCTGGAGCGGAGACGGTGATCGAGAACGCGATCCGCGACGGGCAGAGCCCGGAGGAAGCGCTCAAGGGAATCATCGCCGAGAACAACCATGCGAAGGAGCTCACGGAAAAGGCGAAGGAGGATGCTTCCGCATCTCTTTCCCGCTCCGCAGCCGCCGCGGTGGCGAACACCCCGGTGGTAAGCCCCATCTCGCAACCGAAGACGGAGGCGGACATCATCCATGAGGGGATGAGCGCCTTCTTCAAGAAGAAGGAGGAGAACTGACATGTCTTACATCGACAGCAGCAGGCTCAGTGCAAACGACATGGTTACGGTCAAGCCTGACCGCAACATCTGCATAGACCCGGCAGCTCCAAGCACGCACATCTACGAAGCCACAATCACGAAAGCGACAGGATCGTCCGTGGAGCTGAAAGCCGGTGACCTTCTCGACGTGGGGAGCGACGGCAAGTTCCTTTCCGCAACTGCCGTGGCTCCTGCTGGCGTCCTTCTTGAGGACGTCACTGTAGGCACCGACGCCGACGTAAAGGCCCGCATCCTTGTGGCAGGAACCGTAAACAACAAGTTGTTGGGCAACTGCACGCTCACGCCCGCCATCTGGGCCTCTTTGGCCGGACGCGGAATCTATCTTATGGAGGTGCCAGCATGAACAACGTTTTGAATCAGGCGACGCTTGACGCAATCGCGCAGGCATATACCTACGACCTGCCGAAGGTCCAGCGGGTACGTGACGTCAGGCTGAAGCCGAAGACCTTCTTCCGCGACAACCTTTTCGGTGGCGCTCCAGCCGCCAGCAACGACGAGATGAGCACTATCGAGTTCCGCAGGGGCGACACCCGCGTGGCGACCGACTCCATGCTCTTCTCCGATGCGACCATCGGGCCAGCAAGAGACGAGCACGACATCAAGATCATCCGCTACGCCTACTTCAACAACAAGGCGCAGGTGGGCCCGAAAGACGCGAACAAGCTGTTCTTCGGAGAGGATCCCCTTCATCCGTACACCCGCCAGCAACGGCTCGGTTTGGCGCTTGCGGAGAAACGCGACAAGATCATCGACGCCTACGCCATGGCGGAAGAGAAAATGTGCTTCGACGCGCTCTTCACCGGCACCGTGGAAAGCCGCAACGGCGGCCGTCAGGTGTTCCCGCTCCTCAACACCATGATCAACTTCACTGTGGCAAAGGCATGGAACACCAATACCATCAAGCGCAAGGACGTGGAAAGCGACATCGTGCGTGCGGCATCGCTCATCTACGACAACTCCGGCATCGTTCCGACCAGGCTCCTTGTGTCCTTCAAGGACAGCATGCTGCCCTTCTACACAAGCGACGCAACGTATGTCGGCACCACCATCGAGGCACAGCGGATGCTGTCCAACAGCCAACTCCAGCAGGAGACCGGCACCAGGCATGTCGGCACCATCCAGACGGAGTTCGGCCCGCTTGAGATCATCACGTACCTCGGGAAGTATGTCGACGCGAGCGGGAACACCCACAGCCTCGTCCCCGACGGGAAGGCGATCCTGTGCGGCCCCGATCCGATTGGGTATATGGCATACGGTCCCGGACTCGTGGTCACGGCCAACGGACAGGACCTTCAGTCGGTGCACAACCTCGTCACCGTCTACAACACTGTCAAGGACGGCTACATGCAGGACATCGGCGTCGTCGTGCAGAACGCGCCAATGGCGGTAATCGACAACCTCGACTCGTATGTCGTGATTGGCGGTATCGACGGCTGACGGAGAGGGGTACGGCATGGACTATGCTGCGCAGTGGAAGGCGATCATCACGGAAGGAAGCTTCAGCAGGGAAGCATTGCTGGTGCGTCCTGACGGCGAGGCTGTTTCCTTGCGCGGCATGGAAAGTGCGGGGGACAACGGGAGACGGGACGCGGCGACAGGAAAATGGTCTTACGAAATGACCGATAGCTATCATTCGCTTACCGTCTCCGCCTCCGATTTCGAGGACGCACTCGGAACCAATCAGGTTTCTGACTGCGCCATCGTCATCGAGGGGAAGAGATATCGGATTGCCGGTGTCACGGGAACGGGGATCCTTGGGCAGGCGCTCAGGCTCTGGCTCAAGCCGATCGCGGAGGAGGACCAGCCATGAAGACCACTACTCTTATCGTCAACGGACCAGAAAATCCCAAGGGCGAAAGCGTAAGGGACGCGCTGGAGTACGTGGACCGTGTGCGCGCCACCTACGGCGAGAAAGCCGCAGGAAGGATGGTGTCGCAGATATCCGCGGACGCCAGAAAGGTCTTTCTCCGTGAGATGGTGAATTCGGCTCCGGCCTACAGCTGGAGCAAGGCCAGGGACGGGAAGCTCCGCTACGGCTCCAAGGGAATGCAGCACCATCCGTCGCAACGACATGCGTGGTCGCAGAACATCGTGTGGAAGGCGGACGGGCAGATCCTTGGAAGCGGACGCCGCATGGTACGGTTCAGCTTGAAAGGCGCACCTTACCGCAGGAAGGCCATCTTCACGTCGTTCCCGCTGAATTTGTGGGAAGAGGATGTGACCTACCATTCGGCGAAAGGATGGGGCCCCTGGAGGGCATCCGCTGGCAAGGACGGGAAGTCCACAAGCTCCGTCCGGCCCGGCCTGCACTGGATGCGGAAGTTCTACCCGCGGTTCGTGGAGCTCGTCCCGCCAGCCATCGACAAGGCGCTTCGGAAGCTCGATGAGGAAGAGAGGAAGGAGGAGATGAAATGAATACCTTTTACGGAGTGCTCAAGACGCTCATCAACGACTTCTCCACAAGGCTCGACCCGCTGTTTCCGAAACCGTTCGGGGCGAAGGCCTACGCGACCGAACCATTGTCCTGGACGGGAAGGGGCGTGGGCATCTATCCCGCGTCACCTCTCGGCTACGTGCTCGAGGAGACCGACACCGCGACCATCGCGTGGATTGCGGTAGACATCGACTGCGGGCACATGTCCATGACAGCGGCAATCCCTTATCTCGACGTCCTCCGCACCTTTATCCGCAACAACTATTCGGACATCACCGTATCGAAGGCGTTCATTGACTCGGAGCTTGGCCAGAAAAACGACCAAGCAATCGTAAGCGCATTGCTTGAGGTAACTCTCGACTATGCGTCCGACCGGGTGGGAGTATCTAGCTCCGCACCCAAATTCTTCTAGAAGAAGGAGACAATTATGGCAGAACTCAACCAGGTAAGGGATGGACGGAAAGGCCATGCCTACCGCATGTACGAGACGGGAGAGGAGATCACCACCCCGACCGAACTGAAAAAGGGGCACTTCTACTACATCACCGCGAAGGGCGCCACGTCCGGCTTCGACGCGGACGACGAGGTGGGGGACACCATCTACATCACCGCGAACAGCAAGATCACGCTCAAGGAAGGTGACAAGGTAAAGCTGATCTCTTTGGCTTTCCTCGGATTCGCGAACGAGAAGAGCCTGTCCGAAAGCAAGAACACGAACGAGGTCACTTGCGACAAGGACGACTCGTCGAACTTTGTCTCAGACGGCATCACGACCACAAGCGGCAATATCAACGGGTACTCGCTGATGCTGGAGGGTGATAGCAACGACGCCAAAGCATTGAACGAGATCAAGGCATCCTTCCACAAGATGGTCGTCGAAGACAAGGAAGGGACCAGAAATGTCGCCAGCCAGACGAACAAGAAGTTCATGATCATGTTCAATTGGGACGCCAAGGACATTGCCGAAGGAGAGCACTTCTCTGCCGACATCGTTCCTTGCTTCCTGACGCAGAACGAGAAGAGCGGAAGCTACGGCTCGGGCTCTTCCATGAACCTGTCCTATCAGGGTTGCGACTCTGACGAGTACGGGCACCAGCGCATGGAGATCCAGTCTGTATATACGGCTCCCGCGGCATGAGTTTCCTCTCTTCGGGCGGTGCTGGAAACGGTGCCGTCCGGAGAGTTCGTTTCGACAATACAGCAATCATCTTTGCGATAAGAGAGGACGGAAACATGATTATTGGAACTTTCAACACTGACAACACCGACCCGAAGAAGGCTGTGCCTTCGCTGGATACCGTATGGGTACCCGACTTCTATGGCAACGACAAGGCTCCCGAAGACGAGCGGGCGTATATCGTCGGCAGGTATCTCCGGGCAGGGGAGTCCATGACGTACCAGAAACGTGACGCGAGCGGCAACATCATGCAGAACGGCTGGGACTTCGTAGCGGTTTTCCTCGCAACGGTAAAGGAGATGCACAACTTCTTCTGGATCGACGCGAAGACCGGGGAGCGGCACGAGCTCAAGAAGGAAGACGTCGTGCACCTTCCGGTATCGACAGAGGACAGGATGTTCGGCGACCTTGTCGTGTATGGCTGGTTCAACCATCTCATGAACGGCGAACGATTGACTGGAGACGAGGTAAAAAACTCCGGCTCGGACTCCAAGCCCTCCGCTTGAACGTGCTGGGAGGGGCTTCCGGAGGCATCGGCCTTGACGGGAAACCGGTCGAAGTCTGCCTCCGGCTCAAGGGGGTTGGTGGCGAGTTCACGGTCATGACGCAAGAACAGGTGAACGCGCTCGACACAAGCTTCTTGAGGGAGTCCATCCGCCTGTACAACCGATGGAAGCTGTTGCACACGCTTCCACATGGTGGCGGAACGAACGACGAAAGGGAAAGTGTGCTTGAGATACTTGAGACGCTTGAGGGAGAAAGCAACGGGTTCGAGTCTTGGTTGCTCGACCATGACTCTGAACTTGTGAAGGACACGGCGGGAGGAGGTTGACGCATGGCAGGCAAGAAAGTGAACATCACGGTGGAAGCCGACACCAGCGGAGCCGTAAAGCACATCGAGGAACTGTATGGTGCGCTTGCCGACGTGAACAACGTCATGAAGCCAATCTCCACCCTTGCCAAGGAAGCCGGGCAAGGGCTGGACGCCATCGCGAAAAGCAAAGAAGCGACACCTGCGCAGCAGAACGCGATCAAAGACCTCGTGCCCGTGTTGCAGATTCTCAAGGATTCGACGAGCCTTGCGACCGGCGAGATGAAGGGTCTGGAGAAAAGCATCAAGAACGTTGCGAGCGCGAGGGACGTGCTTGCGCGCTACTCCAAGACCGGCTCAAGTCTGTTTGGGTCCGTCTCAAACATGGGTGACGACTGGTCCCGTGAGTATGAGAAAGCACTGAAGGCGCAATTGCCTCATGTAGACACGAAAGAGAGTATCGCGATAAAGAATGCGAATGCGGTGCTTGACCGGTCGTTGCTATCTCTCGGGAGCGGATACGACGACACGTCTGCCGCATACGGCAAGAAGGCCATCTACTACCAGCAAGCGACAAAGAACATCGGCGAACTCCAGAAGGCGATGAAGGCCGTCATCGATTCAGGCAAAGGCAGCGACGAGATTGTCGGCAAGTTGAACAACCGCATCAACGACCTCAGCAAAGTGTCAGCAAAAGCAGGCAACAGCATCGGCAATACCTGGAAGCGCATGAAATCAAACATCATCGCGTTCAGCACCACCATGGTGTTCGGAAAGGCGTTGCACCTTCTACTGTCCACGATACCGTCATTGTTCGCCAAGGCGTCCAAAGCGGCAAGCGACGCTACCGAGGCAAACAACCTCTATGCCCAGACTTTCGACCGCATCCCGAATATTGCGGAAGAGGCAAGCGGACGCGTGCAAAAGACATTCGCGCTCTCTGAGAGCACGGCAAAGAACGCAATCGGCACGTTCGCCCAGTACATGGTCGGTCTTGGAAAGAGCCAGTCGGAAGCCGCCGCTTTCGCTGAAAAGGCGACAAAAGTCTTCCTCGACATCCGCTCGTTCAAGAACATAGGCGGCGACCTTGAGACCTTCCTCCAGAAAGCGATGAGCGGACTTGCGGGAAATACCGAGAATTTCCGCACAATGGGCCTTGCCATCAATGCCACAGCCGCGCAGGAACGGCTTATGAGCAAGGGCCTTGGCGACCTCACGGGCAATGCCAAAAGAGCGGCAATCGCGCAAGAATACCTGAACATGGTGGTGGAGCAGGCACAGGACGCCATGGGCGACTTCAGCCGCAACTACTACACCATGCAAAACACGACCCAGCGGCTGTCCGAACAGACAAAACAGTGGGCGGAAAATACAGGCGAAGCAATAAACAAGTGGTTCACGCCGTTTAAAAGCTTCATTGCGGATATCATTGAGCTGAAAAATACAGCAAAAGCCGCAGCAGATGAGGCAGACAAACTCACCGGCACCCTGCCAAATCAAGAAAATCCAGATGCCCAGAAGATCCTGATATCCAAGATAAATACCGCCTACTCCGCCGCATATGAGAAGGCGATACAGAGCATAAACAAAAAATACCGGAAAGAGCGTAGATCAAACACCGGGACATTTTATGAGCGCGAGCTTGAGGGGGCACGCATCGCTTGGACTGCCGTCGCAAAAAGTCTGAACGTATCCGCGACAGAAGCGGCGCTGTTGACTGGCCGATACGAATCACTGGATATCGCACACAGAGAGATTCTTTGGGCTATCGACTATGAGATAAAACAAGAAAAAGAGCGTGAATCCGCAATCGAGAAAAACACCGAAGGTCTCTCCCATGCCAAGAAATACCTTGAAGACATCAACAATCTCAACGAGTCAATCGCCAATTCCAAATGGCAGGATACGCTTACCGCGGTACAGAGAAGCACCGGAGACTACGACCAAGCGACCGTGGAAAAGACGTGGATAGACAGCCTCAAGACACAGTACAACCAAATCGCGTCCATGGTTGCGGAAATCTTTTCCGCAATGTCATCATTCGACCCAGATAGCGAAGTCTACAAGACATACTCTTCAGCGATTAATATGGCTACTCTTTCGTTGAATACGCTGGAAGAGAAAATCAAAGCGGCAGGTGGAGAGATTGATGGCCTTTCGAAGGCTGCGAAGGAATCGCAGGAAGCGCTCAGGAAAGGTATGGACTTCAGCGAACTTGTCCGGGCATCGAACGACGCAAAGACAGGACAGAGCTATGCGGACTCCGCAAACCAATACATTACCGGCCTGAAAGAAGGCAATGCGCGAAGTTACTATGAGAGAAAATGGAAGGACGACCCATACAAGGATGCAAGGCTTGCCAGATACGACGCCACCCAAGAGCTATACAAGAACATGTCCGCATGGGAAAAGCAGGGGCTGGACGTCGGGCCGTTGGCCGAGGAAGCGACGAAAGCCATCAATGACGCATTCGATAACTCGGTTAAGGAAACGGATGAAGCCTTGAAGAAAAACATCGGGACGTACTCGTGGAGCCAGCTGGAAGAAATAAGGAATAATCAGGCGTATAGCGAGACCGCTAGGGAGATGGCAAAGAACACGCAGAAAGCCAACCTCGCAAACTATGCGAAGGATAGCGCGATGAGCCTTGCCGACTCCGCGACCGGCGGCATCTTGAGCGCCGGGATGAAAGGCTTCGCGTCTGGAGGCCCGATAGGCGCTGTCATCGGCGCGGTGGTGGCGCTTATCCAAAAGCTGGAGATATTCAAGAAAGTCTGCGAGCCGATAGAGCTACTGGTCGGAGCCATCAACGACAGCCTGTCGCCGTTCGAGCCGATGATAGACATGCTCAACCAGTCTCTCAGCGCATTGTTCAAGGCATTGCTGCCCATCTCGCCGGTGACAAGGATACTGTCGTCGGCGCTGACGGGCTTCGGCTATGTGATAGGCTCCGTTGCGAACATCATCAAGACGGCATACGAGCTGACGAGCGGGATTGTCAAGGACGTGTTCAACGGCATCAGGAGGAGCGCGGGAGCAATCGGAAGCTTCCTCAAGCACCTCGTCAACCCGTTCAAGTGGAACAAGCTTGCGGGCGACATCGACGACATGAAGAAGGCGTGGAGCTTCAACGAGACAGGAGAGGCCCTCTCCAACTGGAAGGACACGCAGAAGAACCTGTACGAGCAACTTAAGGACACGAACAAGGCAATCTGGTCGATTGAGGAAAGTTCCTCGACAACCGCCAAGAACACCGCAAAGGACAACTCCAAGCTACAGGCATGGAAGGAGCTGATGGACGCCGGATACCTTACCGGAGCGCAGTTCTCCGCCATGAGCCGGAACTATAACGGTGTCGGATACAAGTTCGGAAGCCCGAGCCTGAACGCATCAAATTTCGGGGCGGTCGCGGGGGCTGGAAGGACAGTGACCATCGGGCAGGTGACTATCAAGATTGAAGGTTCCGGAGACCCGGAGGCTGTAGCGAGGGCTGTGGAAAGAATCCTGCGGAACAGGGCGGTGTACGGCGTGTCCGCATGATTGGGCACACGATACGCAGAACCATGACAATATTCCCAGAAAGGAGTAGAATCTTGGTATGAGAAAAGGCACGCTGACGGTAAAGCTGAAGTTCAAGGTACTTCCGGATGGCCTGTCCGGACGGTCTGTCGCAGGAGAGCCGGTATTTCCGGCATCTATCGCGCAAGGCAATACGTTCGAGGTCGACATCAGCCCCATCTGCGACACACGCAAGGCCGAGGTCAAGTACAGCCTTGTATCCAACTCGCTGGAAAGCGTGACCGACACGGCGAAAATCTACATTCCGGCAAGCCTTGACGCCTACAACATCGCCTTCAAACGCAAGCTCGTGCAGAGCATCATCTACTGCGCCACAGAGCGGGAACGGGTATGGGCGACCATCGACTATGAAGCCACAAGGCTCTTCACCGGCATCGTGGACTTGTCAAACCTCACCATCCAGTCATACTCATACCAAGGCGACATTGAGCTTACCATCAAGGACAACGGCTACCTGCTGGACGAGAAGATTGCACAGAGCATCGAGCTTCCCGTACAGGCGTTCCCTAGATTCAACTCGGCATCATCACCGAAGACGAAAGGCGTCTATTACAAAGACCCGGACAACGCAAACGCCTTCTATTTCTGGAATGGAAGCGCATGGGCGCACAAGGAAAGCTTCTCTGACACGGAATCGAAGTACTTCCACCCGGATGCGACCGTGCGAGTGTGGAGCAGTGCTGTAGTGGGAGGAGAGCTTGTCGAGTCGGTCGTAGGGACGTTGCTTGGCATGGCCGGATACTCCGTGTCCGGGGGAACCATCGACCCGTCCGCCTCAGACACCAGCACAAGCGTGGTCAGGTGCTTCACGTATGACATGTCAGAAGACAAGACCTACAAGGAAGTCCTCGACACCCTGCTCAAAGAGTACCGCATGTGCCTTACCTTCACTCCAGAAGGAAAGGTACGTATCGTGAGCCTGTCACATACAAGCATCCATGCGACCCGTGACATCGGATACGGAATCAAAGGCACGCTTGGACGCAGGGACGGAATCAAGACGACCTTCGAGGCAAGCAAGAAGGACGGCGTAAAGCTCAAGTACTCGTCTGGACTTGCGGTAAGACGCGAGCAAAGCATCTATTCAGAGAACCTTGGAAGCGAGTTCGACGAGAACGGGGAGCTGAAAGGAACCGCCATCAAGCCACAGCAGTGCCTGCCAGAGACTGGAGACATCACGGCCACCTATCAGGAGTACAACGCGAAGTTCCTTGACAGGGCATATACCACGAAAGTCAACAGGAAGGAGAACGAGGACCTGTCCATCATCTCCACGCACGGGCACCATCTGGAAGTGGCGCAAAAGGGAGGGACTCTGACATATCCCGCATTCACCGTAGGCGAGAGCGCGGAACATGGCACCGGGGCGAACCCGTACTTCATGCCGAAGAAGGCGCAAGTCCTCTTCCGCAACGACTACGAGATGAAGAACAAAGACCCCGACTCTACCGAGTATGAGGAGGAAGCGGAAAGCCACTCAATCTACTTGCAGATATTCAACATCGTCGCCGATGTGCTGTATCGCGACAAGACGACAACCATCTATGCGCCTTCCGCGACCGCAAATCCGGAGACATACGAAAGCACGTACCTGTTCGATGACGGGCCTGCCAGAGCGTTCGCCAACTTCTATCTGGGCTGGAACCAGTACGGGGCGATGAAGACCGACTGGACGGAATACAAGGGTACGGTGGACACCATCGGCTCAATCATAGGATACCAGCATACGGACAGCGCCATATCGTCATACTGCCTTCTCTCTGAAGAGACCATCAGCTTCACGGGAAGTCCTGACGTGCCGTTCGTCATCAAGATGCACGGCATTGGCATCGCCCCTTACAATGATAAGCCTGTGCAAAGCGTCTCATATATGGGGGACAACAAGAACCGTGGAGCAAATGGCGCCACAGGGCCGAAAGGGGAGACAGGAGCCAGTGGAACGGATGGAAGAGGCATTGCCAGCGTTGCCGAGTATTACATGCTGTCAGACCAGCAGACGGCACCTTCCGTGTCTGACTCCGCATGGAACGCCACGCCACAGACACCAACCACTACCAAGCCGTATCTCTGGAAGAAGACAGTAGTATCCTATACGTCAGGCAGTCCTACCGTTTCCCTATCCATCACGGGTAGAAGCGTCGCAGGCTGGAGCCAGGCTACCCTCCAGCTCTTCAAGCGGTCTGCAACCACGCCTGCCAAGTACGACGGTTCCGCACTCACCTACACGTTCTCAACGGCAACACTTGCCGGGAACAAGGGCTCATGGTCTATCACGATTCCGTCGGGAGCTGACCCTCTGTACGTCATATACGCGCCCGCCTTCGGACAGGGTGAGACGGACGTCGTGGAGCCCAGCGACTGGACTGTGCCCGCAATCCTAAGCAAGAACGGGACGCAAGGCGAGAAGGGGGATCCTGCCGACATCCAATACTGCATCTGGCCGGATAGAGACGTACCTCCTGTAGAGAATGATACTTTTCTTCTCGATGGCAAGCTGATCACCATCAGCGGTAACCCGATAAACAATCCGTATGCAGAGACGATCTGGGAGAACCGTGCTCCGGATAAAGTACCATACGGCTATTACGCCTGGATGCGCACGAGAGCAGGCAAAGATGCGCTTTGGAGCTGTTTCCGCCTGACTCCCGACCAGTCTCTTGACTTCAGCCTGCAAGCCACTGCAACAATCGTGACATGCTCCGGCAGATATTACGTGCATGACGAGCAGACCATCTCGGTCTTTGTGTCGCTCGAGGACATGAGTAATCTGAGCGTCTATTGGGACGTCAAATGGAAGGACGGCACGAACGACGGGCTTCCTTCTTGGGCTCAGTCGGAAGACAAGCGGTCCTGCACCATCGAATTCCCGTTCAGTACCCATCTCAAGAAGCAGAATCTTGTTGTATCCTGTGCCGTCATGGGCCTGCGGTCCAGGAGTATCGAGATACAGGTCGTTCCAGAGTCAGCAAACAATGCAATCTTCCTGGGCGAGGATTGGGACGAGACCAACGAGTGGACTCCGAACGGAGACCGCATCGAGAAAGGAGACTACTACTACCACAAGGACACGCAGGAACCTTGGGTGTACGATGGAACGAAGTGGGCGGCCGCAACCAGCAGTACGACGACTCTGGACATGCTCAGAGAGGTCGGCAATTGGGTCTTGTCCAATGGAGAGCGCGTCACCAACGAGACGTCCTCGATCTACGGATACTTCAGGAACCTGTTCGCACAAAAGGCCTCTATCGATGAGCTACAGACACAGGTGATTACGAGCAGAAATTATCGCGAGGACGAGAACGGCTTTCCTACCAACGGATACAAGCTCGACGGTCCGAACGATCTCGTCACGAGCTATGGCATGAAAGCCGACGGAGGCGAGTTCCACAACGTCTACATTTCTGGTGGCGACATCAATATCGAGAACTCCGACGGAGAATTGGTTTTCCAGACGAATAGGACGCCAGGTGGTACGGACTACGATGTCTCAGGTCCTGCAACGACCAAGTATTTTTCCGTAGACGAGCTGATAGAGAATCTGCCGCGTAATGTGATTCACGAGGTGGCTGTGTCGTACGAAATAGGAGTTTCTTCGTCTACAGGCACAGGCATCTATATCAACGACACATCAAACCATGTCGAGATCATCCCGAGAAAAGAAGACGTCTGGACACAGACACTAGCAATGAAATGCGTGAGACGCAACGGCGACGGGACGTTCAATTTCAGCGGGTCTGCGACGCATACTGGGCCGAACACCTCATACTATCTTAAAGTTAAGTGCTCACAAATCCGCATGTCTCTTCTTCGGATTACCGTAAAAAATTCTGCGGGGACAATCCTCTCAGTTATCGAGAGGTACGATGTTCCCAAAGGGATTCAGCAACAGCTATGGTTCTCGAGCGACGAGACTCATGACTGGAGGAATCCCAGAAGCGCAGACGGCAACTTTACCTATGAGATATACGTCGAGGAGAACAACGTGACTACGTCTGCCGTAGTCGGACAAACCACAACCTATCTCAGGATCAGCTTCGATACCCATGGGTACTCGATGGAGGCGGATCCGCAAAGAGTAACCTTCCTCAATCAAGCATACACGAACACCGACCCGTGGATTAATTTCAGCCTTAGTCTTGGAACATACGTTTTGGGCTCCGACAAGCAGGCGACGATCGGCGCACGAGACTCGTCGAAGATGCTGTTTTATAATCCTGCATCGGAATTTTTGTCGCTGATACCCAAAGGGCGATACCAGGTTGACTGTACCAAACCGATGTCTTACAGCGATGGTACTGTATCCCTGAGCCAGTTTACGGTCGTTTCGATATCATCGGCAATGCTCAGGGTCACCTCCTTGGACGGAGATGTGGTGTACGCTTCGACCGACTACATCAAGGGAGTTCCGACGCTCAAGTTCTCGACTACGTCGATACTTGGCGGTGCGGCCGTACTCAATCTGTCAGCCAGTACGGATACAAGTCAGATCGGTACAGTCTCGCACAAGTTTGCTGATGTCTGGTCGAGCAAAATCAACGGCGTGAATGTGACGGATGCTGCGAACGAGGCGATTGACGGCAACCTGTCGATCATCGGTGCAATCAACGGACTAACCGGAGCGATGGGCAAGGTTCTTCATGCGATGATGCCTGACTGGGCGAGCCAATCAGAGAAACTGGAAAGCGAATACAGGGCTAAGGCGGATGGTTGGTTGAGGGTCGTTTATTTTGTTAGCGCCAACCAGGATAACTATGTTGCCATCGACGGCAAGTGGGTGCTCGGTTATCAGGTGTCACGCAAAGCCGACTACTCCGACTATTATTTTGCTGGGGTCGTTCCGATTGCCTCCGGACAGAAAGTGTTAATCAATGGGAATTGCAGTGCTTATTTTATTCCGATGATTGGATTTACAACATAAGGAGATACTCATGGCTATAGACTTTAAAAAAGAGATCATCCAGGACGATAGCGATAAACTGCTTGCGTTCCGAGGTGACAGAGTTGTACATGACAGACATTCCGGATCACTACAGTAGTCAGTATGAGAGCGGTAGGATCTACTATGAGAAAGATTCGTATCATAATTACGGAACGCTCAAAATCAGAATATAGGAGGTCATATGGCTGGTAGCATAGATTTCAAGGGTAAGATTGACGCCGTCGATGCGGCTGACAACTTGATGGTGTTCAAGGGCGAGCCGTCGAATCCGACAGAGGCCGGAAATTATACGGTCAAGCAACTGCTGGATTATCTGGATACGTTGCTGGATGGGACGGTGTCGAAGTACCTGTCAGATATAGCGGCACAAAAGGATGCCGCAGTGACCGCGGCATCTGAGGCACAGGCATCGGCGTCTTCTGCGTCTGATGCAATGGCGGCGGCGAAGTCGTCAGAGACAAACGCGGCAATCTCGTCGTCTTCCGCCTCGGCGTCTGCCTCGCAGGCGAGCGATCACGCCTCTGCTTCGGCACAGTCGGCATCAGACGCGGCAGAGATCGAGTCAAAAGTCGTCACTCCGACCGTGTCGGTCGAAGGCGTGACCTATACGCTCACGCTCAGGCAGGAGCATGGGATTCCGAATCTCTATATCGAAGCAGTATAAAGGAGGATGAATGGGCAACATGGTGTTAGGGCTTGCCGACCGCGCGGCTGTGGCAGGCGTGCAGATGGCGATCGAGAAGACCGCCAATGACAAGACGAAGGACGTGGCGGTCACGCTGACCCCCCAGTGGGCTACGATCGTGGCGACCTACGGCGCATCGGTGCTGCTTGCGGCAGGGTCTGCAACCCTTGAGGGCAGGAAGGCGCTTAGAGTGCACAACAACGACCGGTGCGTGACTGCGAGGATCTCCACGGCATCCTCGACGAACTCGGTCTACGAGCAGGGATTCTGTGATGTGGAGCCAGAGCAGACGGTGACGTTTGCGTTCGCCGGGAGTGATATCCCGCTGTACGCAAGGTCTCTCGGGTACGAGGTCGAGCTTGAGGTGATGGAGGCGTGAGATGAAAGTGTTTACCGCATACAAGACGAACGTTATAGGAAGCAAGTGGAAGATCGGCTGGAAAGACGGAGACACGGAGCTCTGCTCACAGACAATCGAGGTCGTGGGCGAGGCTGACGCGGTCGAGCAGGCGCTGAACGCGAATCTCGCATCGCTACGCGAGAGAAACAGCTTCCTCTTTCAAGACGATACCGAACCGATTGAGATGATGATGGAGGGAATAAATGTACAGTAAGGCGGAAATCCGAGCGAAGATGGATGCTCTCGAATGGGAAATATCGAAGGCGTGCATCCGGGGTGTCGACATGGTGCCTGACGACAGCGACCTGCCGCATATCAAGGAATGCGCGAAGCAGATTTTTGATCTTTCGTATGGGCGGAACGAGGTGCGCTTCGACAGGCAGGGAAGGCCATCAATCATGGTCAACTTTCCTAACAGCAAGGAGGCTATGCTCTCGTACCTGTCCGGGGGAGGCGTCTACTTCTCCGACTCCGAGCACAGCTCGAAGGATGCGTCATACAAGTACAACATTCATCCGGCATTCATCGTTGACAATCAACCGATTAATGTCCGGCGCATCGGCAAATATCTCGATATCCGATACAACGGAAAGAACTACCACCAGAGCCTGCCCGGCTTCGACCCCGCATGCGGGACCGGCGGAGTGACCATGTCGTATAGCGGACTCGCGTCAGCATGCGACGCCATCAACGCAGGCACCAAGAGGGAAGACGGAGACGCGGTGCAGAACATCACAATCGCCGACTTCGGATATCTTGGACTGCTCTCTGCCAGAAAAGGTTTCTGCGCCAGAGGCAACGATAATCGGTGCTACAGCAGCAGCGTGCCGAGCGAGCACGGCGCACCTGCAAAACATCTCTACGAGGGCAGATTTGTCAACACCAAGACGGGTTCCGGGCCTGACTCGTGGCGGCATGACGGCTCGTGCTTCGGCGTCGACGACCTCAGAGGAAACACAGGCGAACTGGTTCACGGTTTCCAGCTCTACGGCGGCAGATTGCTATATGTGCCTAACAACGACCTCTGCTCAAAAGCTGCTGGATGCGGCATGACGGCGGAGCTTGCCGAGACGTCGTCGGCATACAAGGCGCTGAAGAGCGATGGCACATGGCTCGACCAGACCACGACAGAAGAGTGCATGGTCTATGACTACAAAGAGGACATGACTAACGTCACCATCGGGGAACACGTATTCGAGATCGCCACGAGTATCACTCACCGGCAGGCAAACGACAACCCATACGGAGGCATATTGCTCAGTTCGCTGACAGCGCGTGATGGCGTGACTATTCCGCTCTACATGCGCCTCATGCTTCATGCGCCTCTCTTGACTGGCACGCCAAGCGGCCGGGCCTATATGCGCAACGCAGCCGGTTCCCGGCGGGTGTCGATCCGTGGCGGCCATTGGTACGGCGGTGGCGGCGCAGGCTTCGGCTACTCGAGTGGCGACTACTGGGGCTTCGGCAGCGCGGGCGGCTCTGCCGGGGGCGGGCGCGTCGCTTCCTATTGTTGATCGGAGGAATCTGTAGGATGGCTGGCAACCTTGCATCAGAGACGACAACGGCAGGATCGCGACTTGACGTCCTGACGGCGTTCGGCGAACTGTGGGACTATGTGCTCGTGGTTGTAAGCGGGAAGAATATGCCGAACTATCTGCGCTACTCGATTGGCGAGGAGGTCCTGAAGGAGCTCAAGCAGGTTGGTTGGTACGTGCAGTCGGCCAATCTCTCGCGCAATCAAGGGTTTCGCAAAGCGATGATGATAAAGGCGGACCAGCTCTTCAAGCAGGTGAAATTCGATTGCAATCTCATGCTCCGTTGCAAGGCGCTCTCCGCGAGAAGGGCGCACTTGTACGAGCTTGAGGTGAAATTTGGCAGGCTGTTGGGTGGCTGGCTCAACTCGTGCATCCAGCAACGGTACGAGATGTGAGCGTCGGCCCGGCGGGTGTCGATCCGTGGCGGCAATTGGAACAACGGTAGCAGCGCAGGCTTCGGCTACTCGAATGGCAACAACTGGAGCTTCGGCAACACGAACGACAATACCGGGGGCGGGCGCGTCGATTCACGGAACACGAAGAAGGCAAAGCGGGAGATATCCGTACCGCTCCGTGAAGGATCGAGTATCGGCAGAAAAAACATAGTACCGCCATCCGGCGTGGTGGCGGTGCGTTTTAGGCAGGAGTGGGGAGTCCGGATGTATTTTGGCAGAACCAGGGTTGATCTGTGGCCGATGGTCTATGATCTGGATAACATCTATTCCGCCTACCTTGAGGTGGCCAAAGGAAAGCGATACCATCGCGACTTTCAGGAGTTCTCCCTGAATCTGGAAGAGAACCTGATTGGAATCCACAACGACCTTGTGTGGCGCACCTACGAGCCGGGCCCTGTTGTGTCATTCGTCATCTACGAGCCGAAGAAGCGGTTGATCACAAGGCCGCAGCTAAGAGACAGGATTGTGCACCATGCGCTCATCAGGGTGATCAAGAGGATCTACGAGCACGAGTACCACAGGCACTCCTACGCCTGTCACGAGGGACGCGGACAGCTTGCCGCCTGCCTGGAAGTCTGTCACATGGAGCGTCAAGCACTGAATGCATTTGGGTGGAGTTTCGCTGTCTTCTATCTAGACATCAAGAGCTATTTCCAGAGCATCGACCATTCGGTAACGAAAGCGCTTGTGCGGGAAGTCTTTGGTGATGACCCTGGCATTGTCTGGCTTAGCGACAAGATTATCGATGCTGTTTCCGATGGTCTTCCGATCGGGTTCCTGACGAGCCAGTACGTGGCGAACCTTGTCGGGACAACACTTGACCGGCATCTTGACGCCCTTGGCGTGCAGAATCACGTCCGTTATATGGACGACATCATCGGGTTCGCAAGAACACGGCAGGAAGCTAGGAAGATCATTGCGGACGTGGATGAATATTGCGCTGAGCGCCTCCTGCTGAAGCTGAACGAGAAGAAGTCGCGAACCGAGCCCTTCAGGGGCAAGGTGACGTTCTGCGGCTATGTCTGCGCCCCGCATCATCTTGAGCCGAAGCGTGCAACCGTCAAGAGAGGCGAGAAGCGAATCAAAAAGAAAATGCAGCAGTATCTGGATGGAGAATTGAAGGCAGATGAACTGAAGCAGTCCGCCAGAAGCCTAAATTCCTACCTCCAGCATACGACGGCAGGAAGGAGCAGAGTGGCGGATGAGGCAATAGCCGCATCCACTTTGCCGAAATAACAGCAAGTGGGATTCACAGATTTGGTAGTGGCCTAATTTACAAAATTCCTAAATCTTATGATTTACTAAACACCAAAAAATAATGTGAATGTTAGTGCATTAAATCAAAGTCCTGCACCAATCCTGCGGGACTTTGATTTGTCCCCCAAAAATCTCAAAAATTTTCCAATATCTGATTGACATTATATAAACGTAATGTTATTATATAAATGTAACAAGAAAGGGTGGGAAACACCCTGTAAAAGAGGAGATGGATATGAAACAAATGAATGAGGAAATGGAGGCTAGGACCCTGCACACGATGAGTGATGTGGGAAGTGTCAAGATTGGCATCGAGGGAAAATGCACTGTCTGCATCCCGAACGGATACGGCGACGGCACTACCGAGGTGCGCATTGTCCCGAACCGGGATTACATTCCTGATGGGGCCTGCTTTCTGACGACGGTTGAAGGAGATGAAATCGGGATTTTCTCCTACGACTGCGGGTCGGAGGTTGTAAAGACCTTGAGCGGAAGATTCGGAATCTACAACATGCATGCCGACCATGGAGTCGTCATCTTTGAGAAATGGAACAGATAAAAATGAGAAGAAATACCAGAAGAATTTGTTACTATGACGGATATGGCGACGCGCACTATGCGACGGCATATGCCAACGCATCGGACGCAGTGGAGAACGAATGGGACTCCTACGCAGAGGACGAAGAGGGGTTTTTGGGCGTTATCTCCGCCAAAAATAGTCGAGGTGTGCGCTACTGGGCGATAGTGCCTGCCGGGCTCGGGACGAACACTGACAGGGAAGGCGCTGAAAGTGCTGAAGACTGGTGGGACGAATCGTTCGACCACGGGGAGTATTTAGCATGAAAAGAATAATTAATGGGCGGCGGTACGATACCGATACCGCCAAGCTGGTAGGGTCGTTCGAGTCGGGGTACATTGGAGACTTCGACTGGAAGGAGGAGAAGCTCTACCAGAAGACTACCGGCGAGTTTTTCCTCGCCGGGGAAGGCGGAGCGAGGACACGCTGGTCACGTCGCACCATCGACGGATACTCGTCGGGAGAAGGGATTCTCCCGCTCACTCTCGACGAGGCCCGAGAATGGGCGGAAGAGCATCTGACCCAAGCGGAGGTCGAGGAGTTGTTCGCTATTCCCGACGAAGGCACAGGGAAGCAGATCCAATCATATTCCCTATCCCAGAAAGCCATTGCGGGTCTGACCAAGCTGGCGCAGACCTTCCAGACCAGCCGCTCTGATATAATCGAGCAGCTGGTCAGCAAGGCCTTGAAGGAGAGCCAGAATGCTTGAGTTCCGCGA